AAGTAAACTGGTAACACCAGACAAAAAGAAATTGATTCTTTAAATTATGGAACTTAAGGACTGGTTGAACTCAATTAATTTTACCAAGGAGAATCTGATTAAAGATGAACCTTCTTTGGCAAAAGACTATCCACCATACATCATCAATCGTTGTCTCTCTGGACACATGGATTGTATTATGTTTGCCAACGAGATGAACAAGTACAGTTTTTTAGATAAAGATATGCAATATGAATTTTATCTAAATATATTGAGAAAGAGGAAGAGATTCTCTCCCTGGCTCCGCAAAGATAAGATCTCAGATTTAGAGATTGTGAAACGTTACTATGGTTATAGTAATGAAAAGGCTTCTCAGGCTTTGAAAATTTTATCCAATGAGCAACTTAATTTTATTAAACAACGACTTGAAACTGGTGGAAAAAAATGACACAGACTGTTGAGCCTCAGGTTGATTGGTCAAGAGACCAAATGGTAGAGGTTAGGCTAAATGAACCTGATGATTTCTTAAAAGTTCGTGAGACTCTGACCCGTATTGGGGTTGCCTCTAGAAAAGAAAAGAAACTTTACCAATCCTGTCATATTCTACATAAGCAAGGTAAATACTATATCGTACACTTTAAGGAGTTATTTGCCCTTGATGGTAAATACGCTAATCTTACTGTTAATGATGTTCAGCGTAGGAACCGTATTACTCGCTTGCTTGTTGATTGGGGCTTGATAGATGTTGTCATCGAAGAATCAATTCAAGATATTGCACCATTGAATCAAATCAAAGTACTCCCTTACAGAGAGAAGACAGAGTGGATTCTAGAACAGAAGTATAATATTGGTAAGAAGAATAATATCAAGGTTGGCCAACCTGAATAAATAAGACTGAGACTCCTTTCGTGCGGTCTCTACAAAAGTCGGAACACCCAAAGACCTCTTGTCTCTTGACAGGGGTCTTTTTTTATGTTATACTGTATAAATAAATTCGTTCTCCATGAAAAGAACTTAATTGCTTCTTGATTGGAAATTAAAAAAGAGGTAAACCATGATTACACCAGAGGTGTATGAAGAATTTCGTACAGATGTTCTTAGCGTAATTAATAATCAAGAAATTTTTACATTAGCAAAAATAAAAGTTTTTATCAAACAAATGGCCGCTGGCAAGTCATGGTTCCAAGGTAAAGAATTGTCGCCAGAGTTATATAAAGTATTTTGTAATCAAAAGTTTAATATTCGCGTAGCACCAAAAAACGAAACATGTAACGATGGTATCTTTGAAAAGGAAACCGTTGTGGATGGTAAAAAATATAAGTACAGGGACATCACCCACATTAAAGATTCTTTGATGATGGATGAGTTTTTGTCTGATTGTTTTGACACAGATAATATCTATATTTTTTCAATCACTCATGCTAAATTTGGAATTTATTTTGAATGTTTTCTCAGATATGCCCTGTGTACAGTCCTGTGGATTGAAGAAGTTCATGAGTGTTTAGCAGTAGGTGATCCCGGATCAACTGCATATCAATATGGGACAGGATATAATACTCCATTTGATGCAAAGGTTGCATTGAGATTTAGAGAATGGATGAAAATTAATGGAAGAGTATTAGCGTTCACTGCTACTCCAACCCTGCATCAGCAAGAGTATGATGAATATATTATTGATGGTGGTATAAAAACAGATCAAAAATTCTCTGATTTATTCTATAAGTGTAATGAACTTACAAATCTAGATTCTTTAATCCCTAACCAAGCTTGGGTGGATAAAACTATTCGATATAACCTTGTTTATAGAAAGACACAGGAATGTGTTGACCCGCATGTAGGAACTATGATTGATAGTTTATTAAACAGGGAATCTGAGTTAGAAGAACAAAAAAAAGTAGATCCCAATGTTCAATCAAAACTTACATCTCTGATTCGATGTGGTCAGGGTGGTGGAGCCTGGGGATGCCCTATTCATAAAGGTCCATTTGGTGGATCCGGCAAAAGAGATCCAATTGAACATGATATTGGAATGGTTCAAATTGTTGGAAAGCATCTTCAACAAAGAGGATTTGATTGTAATTCTCGTATGATTGCTACTCTTCAGGAATCTGGTAGTGGTGGTAATAGAATCTGGAATTTAAATGGAGAGGTAGTCGAAAAGAAATTGTCATGGGAAGATGTGAAGAATCGTTTAAATGATAATGATGATCTACTCCGACACTTAATTGTTGTAAATCGTGGTGGATCTGGAATTAATGTTTATAATATTGGAGCAATTTTTATTGCTTCTGTTAGAGATGCTCTTTGGTCCAGGGAACACATCCCATGTCAAGTTTTGGGAAGAGGTGTACGTTGTAATTGGGGATATGGAAATATTGGAAGAAAATATAATAACGATTTGCGTAATTTTATCCCTGTCAAACAACTTGAAGGTAATATTGAAACTACTGTCGAAGTAATTAAAACAGCAAATAAATTAGATATTTGGTACCCTAGAGGACTTACCGACAGGGGTAGTAAAACTAAAGTTGATGTATGGGAAGATTCAGTTACTATTTTTAGACGTGACTATTGTAATTCTATACAAGATGGATATTCTTGGTTACATGATCAAACCGGAACTAAACCCTCAATGATTGAAAGTGCATTACCTTTACCGGGGAAACTTCTGTGTCCACATTGTGGAAACCCAGTTTATTATTCTGGAGATAAAACGGGTGATGGAACACTATTACCATTCTTTGAATAAAACCGAATAAAAATCTACGGAGTTCACTACCCCGTTTTTTTGTTTTTTCTGTTATAAATAATGAGTGAACGCCTTCGGGGTTCACACAATCAAATCTCGCTTATTTAAGGAGAAGTACATGACCAATCTCATGAAGTATAATGCTGCCGACCTGGACAAATTCATGGACAGGATTACGCGCAACACAATTGGAATGGATGACTACATTGATAGAATCCTAAGAGGTCAAGAAACATCAAACTATCCTCCATACAACCTCATTCAAGTCAGTGACACAGAATCACAACTAGAGTTAGCTTTGGCAGGATTCAAACCAGAAGAAGTCAATGTCTACACAGAAGAAGGAAAACTTTTCGTCGAAGGAAAACGAGAAGAATCCACAGAGAAAACAACATTCGTCCACAGAGGAGTGGCTGCAAGATCTTTCACCAGAGCTTGGACACTGGCAGAGGATACGGAAGTTGGATCAGTTAAATTTGAGAATGGGCTCTTAACGATTTCTATGAAGAGGATTGTTCCAGAACATCATCAACGTAAGAACTGGTTCTAAATAGAACGTATCGTCGCCGCAGAGGGGTAACTGGCACAATCCAGTGACAACCCCTCTTTTTTATGTTATAATTTATAAGAGGTATATTGTAAAAGATGACTGTTAAACTATTACTATTGAAGTCTGGAGAAGACGTTATCGCAGACGTAAAAGAGATGTGTGTTGGTGATGAGGAAAAACCTACAGTGGTTGGTTATTTTCTTAGATACCCTTGTCGAGTAAAATTGGTTGGACAAGATACGGATCATAAGGGAGATAAACAGCACCCGTTTAGAATGCAACTTACTCCATGGATGCCCCTAAGTAAAGATGAAATGATTCCTGTTGTTGCAGATTGGGTTGTCACTGCAACTGAACCAATTGATGAACTAAAAGAAGCTTACGAAAAAGGAGTAGAGAAAAATGAAAATAGAAAACTTGAAACTACTGTCACTGACGGATCAGAGACTGATCCTGACACAGATTGAAGAGGTCTCAGCAGACCTGGGTGAACCAGACTGTAAACTGATAGAACCTTTTATTCTTAATGCCAGTACAATGACACTATCCCCATGGTTTGTTGACATCACAAATCAGAATGAGTTTATGATTCATTCTGAAAAGATTTTGACAATTATGGAACCTAACAGTAAACTGAAAGTGATGTATGAGGACTTACTTAAGGAATGAATTTCTATACAAACATACAGATGATTGGAAATCAATTCCTTGTTCGTGGTTATGAGGACGGAAAGAGAGTTCACTATCGTGATACCAACTATCGTCCAACTCTGTATGTTAACTCTAAAGTCCCCACAAAATACAAAACTCTGGAAGGTGAATATGTTGAGGAAATTCAACCTGGAACAGTAAAGGACTGTAGAGACTTTTATAAGAAGTATGATGAGATCGAGAACTTCAAGATCTATGGTAATGAGAGATATATCTACCAATACATTTCTGACAAGTATCCTCAGGATGAGATAAAGTTTGACATCAAGAAGATGAGACTTTTGACTATCGATATTGAGGTCTCATCAGAAGAGGGATTTCCTGACCCAGAACATTGTTCTGAGGAGATGTTGACCATCTCTATTCAGGATTATGCAACTAAGAAAATTACAACTTGGGGCAGAAAACCATATACCCCTAGTCAGGACAATGTGACCTATCATTATTATCCTGAAGAAAGAGAAATGCTTGGTGCATTCATTGATTGGTGGATGAATGACTATCCTGATGTTGTGACTGGGTGGAATACCCGTCTGTACGACATCCCATATATCTGTGGAAGGATCGATAGGGTTCTGGGTGAGAGGGCCCTTAGGAATCTGTCTCCATGGGGTCTAGCGACCAAGAGAGAGACTTGGATCAATGGCCGTATGTTTTATATCTACGATATTGGTGGTATCACTGACCTAGACTATCTGGAGTTGTATAAGAAGTTTACTTATGTGAATCGTGAGTCTTACCGACTGGACTTCATTGCAGAGGTTGAACTTGGTCAAAAGAAATTAGACCACTCTGAGTTTGATACATTCAAAGACTTCTATACTGGTGATTGGAAAAAGTTTGTAGATTACAACATCGTTGACGTGGAACTTGTTGACCGTATGGAAGACAAGATGAAACTGATTGAGTTGGTTATCACCATGGCATACGATGGTAAGGTAAACTTTGGTGACCCAATGTTCCAAGTTAGATTGTGGGACACCATTATCTACAACTATTTGAAGAAGAGGAATATTGTTATTCCTCCAAGGATCAATACTGATAAGAGTGAAAAGTTTGCTGGGGCCTATGTAAAGGAACCCAAACCAGGTGTATATGATTGGGTTGTAAGTTTTGACTTGAACTCACTTTATCCGCATTTAATTATGCAATACAATATCTCACCTGAGACACTTCAGGAAGAGAAGCACCCATCAGTTACCATTCAAAAGATTCTTGATGAGAAACTTGATTTTCAGATGTATAAGGACTATGCGGTCTGTGCCAATGGTGCAATGTACCGTAAAGATGTGAAAGGTTTCCTACCTGAACTGATGGAGAAGATGTATGCTGAACGTAAGGCATTCAAGAAGGAGATGTTGAAGTCTAAACAGAAACTGGTTGACATTGAATCAAAACTGAAGACCAATAAGGATCCAGTTCTCCGTAGACAGAGAGAACAAACCATCAAAGATATTGCTAAGTTCAATAACTTTCAGATGGTGAGAAAGATTTGTTTGAACTCTGCCTACGGTGCAATTGGTAATGCATACTTTAGATATTTCAAACTTGCCAATGCAGAAGCGATTACGATGTCAGGTCAGACATCTATTCGTTGGATTGAAAATCATATGAATGAATATCTAAATAACTTACTTTCAACAGAAGATGTAGATTATGTCATCGCATCTGACACCGATTCAATCTATCTTAACTTTGGACCTATTGTTGATAAATTTCTTGGTGATAAAGTTAACGATACGAGCAAGGTTGTTTCTATCATTGACAAAGTCTGTCAAGAGAAACTGGAACCGTTCATCGAAACATCTTATCAAAATCTTGCGACGTATGTAAACGCATACGATCAGAAGATGCAGATGAAACGGGAGAACATTGCAGACCGTGGAATTTGGACTGCAAAGAAGAGATACATTCTCAATGTATGGGATAGTGAAGGTGTTAGGTATGAAGATCCTAAACTTAAGATCATGGGTATTGAGGCAGTCAAGTCATCCACTCCAGCACCCTGTAGGAGTATGATTAAGGATGCTCTCAAACTAATGATGAATGGAACAGAAGATGATGTGATTGAGTATATTGATAAGTGTAGAAGTGACTTTAAGAAACTTCCCATTGAAGCTATTTCTTTCCCTAGATCTGTTTCTGATGCCCAGAAGTATAAGGCACATGCAACGATCTACTCAAAGGGAACTCCTATTCATTGTCGTGGTGCCCTATTGTTCAATCACTACATAAAAGAAAAGAAGTTAACAAACAAATATTCACTTATCAATAACGGTGAAAAGATTAAATTTTGTTATCTTAAAAAACCAAATATCATCCATGAGAATGTGATCTCATTTATTTCAGAGTTTCCAACAGAGTTGGGACTTGACCAATATGTGGATTATGACTTACAATTTGAAAAGGCATTCTTAGAACCTCTCAAGGTCATTCTTGATGCCATTGGATGGAATGTAACTAAGATAAATACTTTAGAAAGTTTTTTTATGTAAAGTATGACCATGGGCAAATATTATACTTATGCCTATTTGCGTGAAGATGGAACTCCTTATTATATCGGTAAAGGATTAAAAAACAGGAAATCTAAAAAGCATTTTAGAAGAAATGGAAAAGTATTTTCTCCTCCATCAGAAGATAAAATAATTATTCTCAAACAGAATTTAACTGAAAAAGAAGCATTTAAGCACGAAATTTATATGATTTCCGTTTTGGGTAGAAAAGATTTGGGGACTGGTATTTTGAGAAATTTGACTGAAGGTGGTGAAGGGAGTAGTGGATATAAACACTCCGATGAATTTAAATCTAAAATTAGAAAAGTTCAGAGTGGTAGAGTTATTTCCAATACAACTAAAGAAAAAATGAGAAATGCAAATCTTGGAAAAGTTTTATCTGATGAACATAAAAAAAAGATTGGAGAATCGCAAGGGGGGAAAGTTGTAAATGAGGAGGTTAGAAAAAAAATAAGTAATACACTAAAAGGAAAAAAACATAGTCCAGAAAGAATTAATAATATAAGAAAGGGAATGGGATGTGAAACTTATAAATTCATTTCCCCAGAAGGTAAAATAATTGAAGTTGATAATATGACGCAATTCTGCTATGATAGAAATCTACAGCAAAGTTGTATGTCAAACATCTGGAACAATAAAAGAAACTTTCATAAAGGATGGAAAAAAGCATAATGGACTTTTTATCAGATATTGTAAAAGAGATTGGAGATGACTTTACCAAACTTGCTGCCGACATCGATGACACTGAGACATATGTGGACACAGGTTCGTTCGTTCTTAACGCTCTTGTATCTGGGTCTATCCGTGGTGGTGTATCTGGGAATAAAATTACTGCAATTGCTGGCGAAAGTTCTACTGGAAAGACTTTCTTTTCACTCGCAGTGGTCAAGAACTTCTTGGATACTAATCCCGATGCATATTGCCTTTATTTTGATACTGAGGCAGCAGTTAATAAGTCACTACTAGTAAGTCGTGGCATTGATCTGAATCGACTAGTTGTTGTTAATGTCGTTACCATTGAGGAGTTTAGGAGTAAGGCTCTCAAGGCGGTAGACATGTATTCAAAAAAACCTGAAGATGAACGTAAACCTTGTATGTTTGTGTTAGATTCTTTAGGAATGCTTTCTACAGAGAAAGAAATCACTGATGCCCTCAATGAGAAACTTGTCCGTGATATGACAAAATCTCAGTTGATTAAAGGGGCTTTCAGAATGTTGACTCTTAAATTGGGTCAAGCCAAAATACCAATGATTGTAACCAATCACACCTATGATGTCATCGGAGCTTATGTTCCTACAAAGGAAATGGGTGGGGGTTGTTTAGTTGCGGGAACTAAGATACAAACAGAAAATGGTTCTATTCCTATTGAATCTATTCAAGTTGGTGACAAAGTGAGAACTATGTTTGGTTATTCATCAGTTACTGACACTTTCCATTTCACCGATAAAGATGTTTATGAATTGGAATTGGAAGATGGAGAAACTATTAGATGTTCTGGCGAACATAAGTTTTTAGTAGATACTGGAGATGGTTATGAATGGAAATCCGTTACTGAGTTATTACCTTCAGATACTATCAAATCTATGTGAAAGTTGGTTCTGGACTAAATAATAATAATTGAGTCCAGAACCTTGTTTTTATCCAATAAGTATACTGATTGTTATTTCCGTATTATTAATAAGGCAAATCTTAGGAAACTTCCTCAAATTACTGAATGTCATCATATTATACCTAAATCATTAGGTGGAGGAGAAGAACCAGAAAACAAAGTATATCTAACACCAAGAGAACATTTTGTCTGTCATCATCTTCTTCTGAAGATGTTAGAGGGAAAATCAAAACAGAAAATGTGTTATGCTTTTTATAGAATGAACTCCAGTAATAATGGAGTTAGGTGTGAAAATCTCAATTCTTATGATAGAATAAGAGAACACTACTCTCATCTCACTTCTGGAGTAAATAACCCATTTTATGGGAAGGGGCATTTTGGATATTCTAACCCAATGTCCAAACCTGAGGTTCGGGAGAAACATAAACAAATAGTTTCTTCACCTGAACATAGAAAGATGATGAGTGATAAAATGTCTGGTGAAAATAATCCATTTTACGGAAGAACTCATTCAGATGAAACCAAGAAACATCTTTCTGAGTTGGCGTCTCAGAGAACAGGTGAAAACTCTTCCCGTTATGGGAAGAAACACAGACGAGTTGTTTGTGAACACTGCCAAAAAGAAATTACTTACCCAATGTATAAGAGGTGGCATGGAACGAATTGTAAAGTCTATCAAGAAAATAAAGACTGAGGATGTTTATGACATCACAGTTGAAGGAGAACATCATTATATTCTTGGTAATGGTGTCGTGTCTCACAATTCTGGCCTTAAGTATGCAGCGTCTACAATCATCTATCTCTCAAAGAAAAAGGAAAAGGATGGAACAGAAGTGGTCGGCAATCTTATCAAGGCTAAGACTGCTAAGTCGCGTTTAAGTAAAGAGAATAAAGATGTTACTATACGTCTCTATTACGATGAACGTGGTCTTGATAGGTATTACGGTCTCTTAGAACTTGGAGAACTTGGTGGACTATGGAAAAACGTTGCAGGACGTTATGAGATGGATGGTAAGAAAGTCTATGCTAAGGCCATCCTGAAAGAACCTGAGACTTATTTTACACCTGAAGTGATGGAAAAACTAGATGAAATCGCAAAAGAACAATTCTCTTATGGTTCGTCATTATGATGTTGTTCCAGAGTCATACTGTAAAAAACTAATTGAGATATTTGAAAACTCCTCTAATCAGGAGTTTATCAATAATGATCACAAACCATGTTTCAGTCAGGTTAATCTGAGTAAAGAAAATCCTGAAATGGTCAGACAAATCATTCCCATTATTAAAGGTGTACATACTCTGTATAAGAAGGAAACCAAATCTTATTTTCTTCCAGAGTTAAATGCCCTTGAAGAACTTAGGATTAAAAGATACCTTCCTAATGGTGAGGAAAGGTTTGATGAACATGTAGACGTGACTGACTATCCCTCATCAAGAAGGTCAGTTGCATTTTTATTTTATCTGAATACTAATGATGGTAATACAGTTTTTTCTAAACAGAAGTTGAACATTAAACCAAAGTGTGGTAGGGTAGTAGTATTCCCTCCTACATGGGAATATCCTCATGCAAGACTCCCCCCAACAACTAGTAACAAATACATCATGAGTACATATATTCACTATGGATAAGGTTGAATTTTTAGTTCTGAAAAATCTAATACACAATGAAAAATACTTGAGAAAGGTTCTTCCATTCATTAAAGAAGAATATTTTGATGATACTAAATATAAGGTAATCTTCGACGAGATCTCTACCTTTACTGCTGAGTATAACGAACTCCCTACAAAAGAGATTCTCAATATTGAGATTGAAAAGAGAAGAGATATTAATGAGGACTCTTATAAACAGATTTCTCATGTAGTTAATTGTCTTGAGGACGATGTTGTAGAGTTTGATTGGTTGGTTAACACTACTGAGAAGTGGTGTCGTGACCGTGCCATTTATCTTGCCTTGATTGAATCCATTCAGATTGCTGATGGAGGAGATGTCAAGAAGGCACCAGATGCCATTCCATCTATTCTGTCTGATGCTCTGGCAGTTAGTTTTGACAACCATGTAGGACATGATTACCTTGAAGATTATGAATCACGATACGAGTCTTATCACAGGAAGGAGGAGAGAATTGAATTCGATCTCGACTATTTTAACAAAATCACGAAAGGTGGGCTCCCTAACAAAACTCTTAACATCGCACTTGCTGGTTGCGTTCATCCAGAAACTAAAGTTAAAATTAGATTTAAGAAGATTTCTTGATTATGGAATTTGGTGCTGGTTCTCCAGTTCCAAATTTCCATCCTTCGTTTAATTTAGTATCAATATTTTCTGGTAGTATTCTTTTCCATCCCTTTGTTCCTGGTAAGTACATTACCTTTTTTCCTTTATGTGCTTTACCTCCAAGAGATGCTCTTTGTTGTCTTCCTTGATTAGACGCCCAGTAATTGAATTCTTTAGATGCTCTTTGCTTTCCTCCAAAAGATGCTCTTTCCTTTCTACCTTCTTCTGTACTCCAGTAATAAAAATTTTTAATGTTATCTTTTAAATATTCTTGTTTTTGAGTTTCCATTCCTTTGACCATCCATTCTTTTCTTTCATCTATTGGAACAGAAAAGAAACCAATCTTATTATCTCTACAAAATTCCCCAATTATTTTTCTATATTGTGGAGATAAGTTTGCTCCTAACATTTTCATAGACCTTAAGTCATTTGGATTTTTGTATATTTTCCATAACAAATAATGTGCTATGATATGTTCTCTAACATTTAGGTATGTAAGGTTACAATCATCATCTGTTCCTCCCATATGTTTAGGAACAACATGATGTTCGTGTAGTCCTGAATATTTTTTATAATCTTCTTTTCTTGACTTATTGCCTTTGCATAAGTTAGAATAGATACGATCAAACATTCCCTGTCCCTGCTACTGCTATTATTTATATAAAATGTGGATTGAAAAAGAAACAACAATTGCTGAAATCAAAACATTACTTGATAATGGATATGAAGTAGAAGTTGATTCTCCCGATGGATATGTTCCAGTTAATTTCTTTATTAACAAAGGAATGTATGATGAATATGTTTTGAGAATCGATGGCATTGATGAACTTATAAGATGCAATGCCAATCATTTATTTCAGACATCTTTGGGGTGGATGAGTGCATCGCATCTTTATAAAAAATATAAAATAATGCATTTTTTAACCGAGAGTGGTTATAAACTTGGTAGTGTATTTAAAACAGGAAATCAAATACCTATTGTTGATATTAATGTAAATCATCCAAATCACAGGTATTATACTAATGGAGTTTCTTCTCATAATACTGGCGTCGGGAAATCTCTATTCATGTGCCATGTGGCTAGCTCCGTCTTGCTCCAAGGGAGGAACGTTCTCTACATTACAATGGAGATGGCAGAAGAGCGCATTGCTGAAAGAATTGATGCGAACCTCTTGAATGTAAATATCCAGGAAATTGTTGACCTTCCAAAACAAATGTTTGAAACAAAGGTTACAAACCTGGCACAAAAGACTCAAGGTCACCTAATTATTAAGGAGTATCCTACTGCCTCTGCTCATGCTGGACACTTCAAATCACTTCTTAATGAACTTGCACTTAAGAAGTCATTTCGACCTGATATTATTTTCATTGATTACCTTAATATATGTTCTTCCGAAAGATATCGCGGAAATAGCACTGTCAATTCATATTCATATATTAAAGCAATTGCTGAAGAACTTAGAGGACTTGCTGTTGAAGCAAACGTCCCTATCATATCTGCCACTCAGACCACTCGTTCTGGTTATGGTAGCTCTGACGTTGAGCTTACTGACACTAGTGAGTCCTTTGGTCTCCCTGCTACTGCTGATCTTATGTTTGCCCTTATTTCGACTGAAGAGTTGGAATCGTTGGGACAAATACTTGTAAAGCAATTGAAGAATAGGTATAATGATTACTCTGTCCATAGACGTTTTGTTGTTGGTATTGATCGTGCCAAGATGAGATTATATGATTGTGAACAGTCTGCACAGGATGACCTTCTTGACAATGGTAAGGAAGAAGAGTACAATAATGATGAACAAGAAAAACCTAAAAAATCATTTAGTGGATTTAAATTTTAATGACTGTAAATACTGAAGCATATCTTGAATTTGTCAATGCCGTCACCTCACAACAAAGTAAAGATCACGAAGCATTCCTCTATCGTCTTCAAGAATTGGAAGGCCAAGAGTTTCCTACCGAGCGACTGTTTACTGCTGCTGTAGGAATGTCTGCTGAGGCAGGTGAGTTTACTGAAGTTGTCAAGAAGATCGTCTTCCAAGGTAAACCAGTAAATGAAGAAAACTTATTTCATCTGAAACGTGAACTTGGTGATATTATGTGGTATGTTGCTCAAGCGTGTATGGGTCTTGATACGACCATTGATGAAATTATTGAGATGAATGTTGAGAAACTGAAGTCTCGTTATCCTGGTGGAGAATTTTCCGTAAAACATTCCGAAGTCCGAAAGGAAGGTGATGTATGACCTACGACTTCTCATTTGCACATTCACCTGAAGGATTTGATAATCATATCAACGATAGTATTCGTGGATATTCAAACCTCCTAGAAGATACTGTATCGTTCTCTCGATACTTTGTGGAGGATCATACTAAAGTTGTTGATGTTGGATGTTCAACTGGTAAACTTACCAAGATGATTATTGACAACAATCCTAATCGTCAGTACGCACATTATGTGGGTGTAGAACTTGCTGGTAGTTTTTATGATGATCTTGAGGAACGTCATATAGAGGTTCGTAAAGAATACCCTGGTGCATTGTTAGAATGGGTTCGTGGTAATGTCACTAACTATGAGTTCAAGAACTGTTCTCTAGTAACATCACTGTTTACTCTACAGTTTATGCCCAAGACTACCAGACAAGATACGATCAATAAGATCTATAATGGTCTCAATGAAGGTGGTGCATTTATCTTTGCTGAGAAGTTGATGTGTGAGAATGCATTCTTTCAAGAACTTCTTACCTTTAATCATTATGATTACAAGAGAAAGACTTTCAGTGCAGAACAAATCATGGATAAGGAGAAACAACTTCGTGATATGTTGAAACCTAATACATGGTCTGAACTAAGAGATATGGTGATGACTGCGGGGTTCAAAGACTGTCAGATCTTCTGGAGAAACCATCAGTTCGTTGGAGTTATTGCAATTAAGTAATGTGTGGAATTATTGGTGGATTTGATATTCCACAAATTGAAAAAGGTTTGAACTCTATTATTCATAGGGGACCAGATAACCAACAGATTGTCCAAATGGAGAACATCTATTTTGGACATGTTCGTTTGTCTATTATTGATACTAGTAATGAGTCAAATCAGCCATTTGTTTATGGTGACACCACCATGATCTTCAATGGTACCATTTGGAACTATCGTGAGTTAAGAGAAGAATTGAATATTGAAACAAAGACTTCAGGTGACACTGAGGTACTTTGTGCTATCTTGGATAGGTATGGTATTGAAGGATTGAATAAAGTTCAAGGAATGTTTGCCATTGCATTTACTCAAGGAGACGGTTCTATTACTATTGTGAGAGACCGTCATGGTGAAGTTCCTCTTCATTACTCTCTCCTTACAGGTCTCTTTCCATCATTCTCTTTCTGTTCAGAGATCAAAGGTCTTTTGGCAATGGGGGAGATTGGTAAAACAGTTAAAATGTTAGAACCCGGATCATTTATTAAGGTTTCCTCTGATTACTCTGTAAAAGAGGGGTATTGGTATAACGTCAGAGAACATATCGAAGATACTTCTACATGGAACTTTAATGATTCTAAAGCGATGGTTTATAGAAACATTGTGATGGGTTCATTTGAAAGAACTGTTGCCGATGTTCCTGTTGCATGCTTACTCTCTGGTGGTATTGATTCTGCTATCACAACTCTCATTGCATCTAAACACATCCCAAACTTGGTGACATATACTGCAGTCCATGATGAGAACTCAAAAGATTTAAAGTCTGCTAGAAAAGTTGCTAAATATTTGGGAGTTGAACTCCGAGAAGTTATAGTTCAACCACCTACCATCGATGATGTTAATGATGTTATCAATACCATTGAGATGCCATATAAGGCCCAAGTAGAGATTGGATATCCTTGTATTCAACTTGCAAAAAGAATCCATGAAGATGGTTTTAAGGTGATTATGTCAGGTGAAGGTAGTGACGAACTCTGGGCATCCTATGGTATGAGTTACCATGGTATTAAGGATAAAGGTTGGACTGACTATAGAATAGGACTCTTTGGTTCACAACATCGTAAAAATTTCACAAGATGTAATAAGATTTTTATGAAGTATGGTATTGAATGTAGACTACCTTTTTTAAACACTCAGTTAGTAGAGACTGCACTTGGTCTCAGTCAAGATACTGTTTGGGACGGTAAAGCTAGACCTAAAGCAATTCTCCAAGAGGCTTTCAGAGGTCAACTCCCAGATGATATTGTTGATAGAAAGAAGGTAGCATTTCAGGATGGTATGGGAATCAAATCTCTTTACGAAGACATTGTAGATTCTCCAAAAACATATTACACTAAACACTATAAGAAACAGTTCTCATGAAACTCCCCTACAAATTACAAGATGTTTATGACGGTGAAGCTCAACAGAAGTTCACTGTCATTTCTACGTTCGCTGGTGGAGGTGGTTCGTCCACTGGTTATCGTCTTGCAGGTGGTAAGATCCTCTGTATCAATGAGTTTGTAGAAGAGGCAAGAAATACTTATTCCGAGAATTATCCATCTACTACTATTTTACCTGGTGATATTAAGGAGTTGACAGGTAAAGACTTCCTTGAAGCCACTGGTCTCAAACAAGGAGAACTTGATATTCTTGATGGTTCACCACCATGTTCTGCATTCTCTGTTGCAGGTTCAATGTGTCATAACATCTATGAAGAAGAGAGGGTAGACTTATTTGGAAACACCTACACCACTAGAGTTAGTGGTAAACATTCTGATGGTTGGGGAAAGACAAAAACTTATTCTGACGGTAAACAAGTTGAAAATATTGAAGATTTGTTTTTTGAATATATCCGTATAGCAAAAGACATTCAACCAAAAGTAATTGTTGCAGAGAATGTCAAAGGATTGACTGTTGGTGAAGCTAAAACATACTATGCAAAGATTACAAATGCATTTACAGAAATTGGATACCTAGTCACTTCTAAAGTAATGAAAGCATCAAATCATGGTGTGGGACAAGGACGGGAGAGACTTATCTTTATTGGAGTTCGTGAAGATATTGCAGATAAGATCGGAATGTTGATTACTGGAGTCAATAGTATATTTCCCAGACCTTCAAAAGAATCAACTACAATTTCTGATATCATTGATGGTGTTGAGAATAATTCTGAAGATGTTAAAACTCTTACTGAAAAGTTGGTAAGTAGTAACATATACAAAAATGTTATCAGTAAGATGCCCAAGAATCCAGATAAAGTTTTGACTGGTATGGACTATCACCCTAAAGGACATTGTTTTAATACAAAGAGAGTCTCTTTAAAAAAACCATCTCCAACTCTTACTGCTAGTGGTGGTTTGATTCATTGGAACGAAGATCGTCCATTGACTGTTCCAGAACTTAAACGTATTCAATCACTTCCTGATGACTTTGTTTTGACTGGTACATATTCTCAACAGTCTGAAAGAGTGGGTAGAATGGTTCCACCTCTGATGATGAAAGCAATAGCAGAAAACATTTACAAAGAAGTCCTATCTAAACTATAGAAACTCTTCAATATAAATAATGATAATAGAAGTTGTTAGAACTAAAACCATGTCGGATATGAGTAATCTGTACAGAGCTTATTCAGCTGTACACAGTTCTGAAGTTAGTGATCAGTTGAGTGAGTCTAGAGATCTCATTTCTGATATGCAGTTCAACCAACTGAACTCCTCTGATCTTCAGGAAGTTGCTGAAGAGATTCTGGAAGAGATGTTTGAACTTAGTCTTGATATTGAACAATCTTCTGATATCATTGCTGATATTTTGAGTGAGGCACTGAAGACCAGTCAGTCTGACCTCAAGTCACAAAAGATTGACTATATTGGAGAAGCATTTGATGCTGCTCTTGAGAATGGTCATACTGTAGAAAGATTCCTTGGTTATAGAAGGTCTAAGAAAGTTCAGGAGAACTTCCACAATACTTCCAACGAAGATCGTAGTAGTAAGAGACTTCACGAAGCCCTGATTGCTCAAGAGAGAAAGAACATCAAAGAAGGTATTCTTTCCCTGATTGAGAAGAAGACAAAAGATTCTTCTTACCTTGAGACCAACATGAAGAAGAGAGCGGAGAATAATGAGAAGGCCCGTAAGGACATGGAGAAGATGGGTTCAATGAAGAACCCCCAACTTGAAGAGTTCTCTCAAATCAGAAAAGATTGGAGTAGTGCCTACTCTTCCATCTATGAGAAGATGGATCCTGTTGGTCAGGAAGATGGTGACATCGATAATGATGGTGATGAGGATAAGTCTGATAAGTATCTTGCTAATCGTCGTAAGGCCATTGGTAAGTCTATGGGTAAGAAAGGTAAGTGTGAGAAGTGTGGTAAAGATCCCTGTGAGTGTGATAAGAAAGAAGTAGAAGAAGGTTACAAGGAACTTCCTAAGAACAAGATGTTCCGTAAGGCAGGTAACCTAGGACGTGAAGCGATCAGTACTCCTATTGATCCTGAGAAGCGTCAAAAGGCATATGATCGTTCTAAGAAAATCGTTAAGACTCTCAACAAAGCAAACGAAGAAGTCCAACAGGTTGATGAAGCAATCACCAGCGAAAAGGGTAAAGAAAAAATGAAGAAGATGATTGATGCTCGCACCACTGATTCTGGTAGAGCAAAGCCAGGTAAAGGTCAAAACGTTAAAGACATTAGGCACATTGGTCGTGCTAATGTTGATGGGTATGGTGGTACACCTTCCAATCTAAAGGTTGCCAAGAACCCAGTAAAATCTAACTTCACTGGTCTCAATAGTGGAACCGGCAACAAAGCAGCAAAAAGAGCAGCAGCACTAAAGAAAGAAGAAGTAACATTCTCTGAAGCTGAACTGAAAGCCATTCAGACAAAGGTTGATGCATGGGATGTTGAAGAAGGTTATCAGCGTAATCCCGAGAAGGGAGAGGCTCAAGCAAGAAAGTCTGAAACTTCTGGTCAAAAGACAGAGAGAAATGTCCGTGATAGAATGAAGACTATGGATCCTAAGAAGGCTGAAGCAATGAAGAAACAGATGAGAGCTGTTGGTTTAAGTGTTTGATATCTCGGAGTCCCGATGAAAGACGTATTTAAATTTCTAAAGGACTCTAGAAAACTCCTGGAGTCCACAACCTCTGAGAGGGCGGCTGAACTTGGTTACGAATATCGTGCCCGTGGAGTTTGGGGTGACCCAAGAACCAATAAGAGATATAGGACTGATGGTAATCGTTTCGTAGAGATTGACGAACCTAAAAAACAAGAAAGAGATCCTAAGGAAAAGGAACCCAAAACACTTTCCCAATTCAAGAAAGATGTTCCTCAACAGAAACAACCTGAAGAGGAAGTACCTTCTGTTGCAAATCAGATGGATAGAGTTGTTCCTGGTGGACCAACTGAAACTGCAATAAGTTCAGGTGACCAGAAGACTGTTGAAAAACAACTCTCTCGTGGTAGAGAGAATGTTCAAAGTCCTGAGAGAAAGAAGCAAGTTGCTCAACAAGCATCTGATATTATTGCACAGTTACAAGCAGAGAAAGAGGCCGAAGAGAAGGCTGAACTGGAGGCAGAAGCACAGGCTCAGGCAGAATTAGAAAATCAAGAACCAGTAGAACCAGAAAAAGGTCCAGAGGATTTTAGGACTATTGATGATGTAGTTGCAGAGAAAGAAGAAGAGATTGACTATAATGATGATGAAGAAGCCTTTGAACAAGAGTATGAAGCATATGAAAAAGAAGCAGCAGAGATGATGAAGTCTCTGACTGACCGTCAAAAAAAGATGATGGAGAAAAAGTTTGCTTCTTTCACAGAAAGTTTGAAGAAGATTCCTTCTGCAACAGATAAGAAATCATTCCTTCAGTCAATGGCTCATGCAAAGTCATTTGAAGGTCGTGTGAATGCTGGTGCTGGTAAGAATAACCTTGGTTATGCTGACATTCAGAACTTAATGGCCAATCGTGATCGTTTATTGGAAGGTTATGGTGATGGATCTCCAGAACAAATCAAAAAGTTTGTACAATCTGTAAGAGCTATTAAGGTATCTGATGAATTTGTAGATGCTTCTTTTGAAGTTCTTCCTGATGCGTTCAAAAAATCACTAAGTGGTAAGGGTCAAGTAACAACTGACAAGTATGTGTCTGACGATAAGGCACATAAAGATATGCATTATCTTGGTAGAAATGAAGATGGTACTGCCAGAAGAGGTCCTGCTAGTAATAAAGACAGAGCAAAGTTGATGTGGAGAATCTACCTAGAACAGGGTGGACGTGATGCATACACAGGTCTTCCTCTAGACCTCCAAGCCATGGACCTAGAACATGTTCGTGGGTTCAACAATAAAGATGGTGGAAAACCTGGTAAGGTAGAGTGGGAACAAAGAGAGAATGATGATAACATGACTCTTATTAATTCCAATGTCAACCAACAGAAGGTAGACCTTTCAATGGAGGAATTCTTTAAGAAGAAGGTTGACCCTAATAAGGACAAAGGAGAAGCTGACTTTGGTGGTATTGAAAAACTATTTGACAAACAAAACCAGATTGGTACTGTTGGAGATGAGTTAGCACAAACACTTCTTGGTGAAGGTGGTAAGGGATTGGCCGAGGGTGTATCAAGAGAAATTCTTGATGAACACTTTGCATCTGATGACAATAGTTACAATAGTCTGAGAGAAGAGTTCCGTAAGGTAGCAACTACACCAAAAGATAAGGCAAAGGCTGCTGGTATGAAGTCTAAACTTGGTAAGACACTTCTTAAAGCAACTGGTCTTGCTCGTGGTATTACTGATAAGAGTGGTAGAAGAACTGTTGCACTACAAGAAAATGTATATCGTGGTTTCTTGAAGTCCATGGCAAATGCAAAACCTGCAGACCGTCAAAAATATATGGATGGTTGGGCAGAGGCTATCAAACAGGGTAATGAGGAGAGAGAACCAAAGGCAGTTAACCGTAAGTTACTTGAACTTGGTTTGATTGATGAGGACATCCTGAATGATAAGAAATTAGGTAAAGTTTTTAAAGAAGAATACGATGAAACTAGGAGAACATCTAAAACATATGGTAGGATGTTTATATCCAAGTACCACAAGGATAATAAATACTTCTATGGAATCTGATAAAAGATGAAAAGTTTCTTTAGATTTATTACAGAAGCAAGAAGTACACCTGTATCTGAGAAGGCCAAGAAGCTTGGTTTAGTCAGTGATGGTAGTGGTGGATGGAAAGATAGAGCAGGTAAGACTGTTGCGAGAACAGTTGGTGGTGAACTTAAGTTTACTGATAGAGGAACATCATCAGTTCAGTCTGATGGTGGTCAACAACCCGTAGCACAACAGAGACAAGAAGTTCCTCAACAAAAGAGAGCGTCAACTGAAGAACCTACTGAGAGAAGAAGTGGTGGTGATGATGAGGAAGAAGGTGGAGATGGTAAAAGGACTGGAGAAAATGCAACCCTAGTATTTGGTAGATTTAATCCCCCAACTGTAGGACATAAGAAACTTCTTGATGCAGCTCTTCAGATTTCAGGTGATGGTGACCTGAGAATTTATCCTTCCAGATCGGTTGATCCTAAGAAAAATCCTTTAGAGACTGGTCAGAAGACAGAACTCATGAAGAAGATGTTCCCCGATCATAGTGATAATATTATTAATGATGAGAGTATCAAAACTATATTTGATGCATTGAAGTTGGCAAGTAATGATGGATTCTCAAATGTAAAAATTGTTGTAGGTTCTGATCGTGTTGCTGAGTTTGACAATCTAGCTCAGAAATACAATGGTAAACTATATGACTTTGAAGAGATTGAAACTATCTCTGCTGGAGAAAGAGATGAAGATGCAGAAGGTGTTTCTGGAATGTCTGCCTCTAAGATGAGAAAGGCTGCAACAGAGAATGACTTTGAGACATTCAGAAAAGGTATTCCTGATACTTTGGATGATACTGCAACAAAACAGATGATGAATACTGTTCGTAAAGCAATGCAGGTTCAGACAGAATCTTGGAGTCTATGGGAAATTGCTCCTAAGTTTGACTGGAAGAACTTGAGAGAGAACTATGTAACTGGTAAGATCTTTAAGATTAATCAGTTGGTAGAGAATTTGAATACAGGATTTGTAGGTAAGATTGTTCGTAGAGGAACTAACTATCTTATTTGTGTGACAGAAGATAATATTATGTTTAAGTCCTGGATCCGTGATCTCCGTGAATATGAAGAGAAGAAACCTGATACCCGTGTTGGAAGTCCTGGTTACTTTAAGTATGCTGCCAAGATGACACCTGGTTTTGATAAAGGAGATAAGACCAATCTTCAACCTGGCGGAAAACCTTACAAAGGCCCTAAGACAAATATCAAGGAATTCATAAATAGATACAAAAGTAGAAATCTCTGAGATTCATGAAAAGGAAAAATAAATTCTCGGATTGGAGAGAAGACCTGATTGAAGTTGCTGGTATTCCTGAACAGGAACCAAAGACTGATACTGATTCTGAGAAAGAGATTACTGAGAAGAAGATAAAGAATAAGATTGTAATTAATCCCTCAATGAAGGAAGCCTTTGAAGAAATTGGTGGTACACTTCTTGAAGTTACAGAACTTGATGAGAAGATGGACATGAAGAAGGCTGATATGGGAGATGTCATTGACGACTTCTATAAGTCTGATGCTCCTCAGTTCAAAGGTAAGTCAAAGAAAAAAAGACGTGAGATGGCCATTGCAGCCAAGTTGAATACTGAAGCCATGAGTGTAGTTGATCAGATGAAAGCATCTGCAGAGTATTGGAAAAAGAATCCTCGTAAGGATTACAAAGCTGGTGATGGTGTCAAGAGAAATGAACGTGACGCTAGAGTCAATGCAGCAAGAAAGCCTAAAGATACAAGAACTTCACAACAAAGGATGAATGATGCTGTTGGAAAATCACGTGTAGGAGAGAGTGATTGATATATAGAGTATAGATACCCAATGAGGTTTATCATGCTCACATTCCTACTCCCACTTGCATCCAAAATTATTTCTGATGCTGTCAACAAAATTCCAGAAAATGAAGAACTGGGTGAGAAACTTGTTGAGATCTGTCTTGCTATTCTTTCTAAGGCAGTTAAGTTGACCAAGACTGATATGGATGACCAACTTCTTGAAGTTGTAACCAAGGCAATTAAGAACAGAGAAGAGTAAAAACCTGAGATATAGTCTCTCTAGTTTTTATAAATATTTCTATCTAACAAAGTTTATTAGGAAAAGACATGGCACTTTGGGGAAATAATGACAATGTAGATAGCGTAGGTGCTGTCGTCCTAGATTATGATACTGGTGTTGTTACTGGAACCGGTACTTCTTTTGGCCAGACCGGATCTGCTCAAGAGGGTGATGTACTCCGTTTTGGCACTAAGGCAACTACTTACTTTGGTGATGCAGTAATCGTTTCGATTGCATCTACCGTCCAATGTACTATTGGTTCTACTGCAGGTCTTTCTGGTGCCGCTATTGCCGGTGTACAGTTCGGAGTATCACAACTTCCAAAATATACTATTCTTGACAATACATACAGTGAAACAAGAGCAGAAAATACATCTTTACTTGCAATTGTAAATACTTCGACCAGTACTATAGCAGTTGGTGGAACCACATTGATTCCTGTAACTTCTGCTGAGGGAATCATTGTCGGAGATAGTCTTGAGGGTCCAACGTTCTCATCAACTTTAATTTCTGTTGTAGCTGATACACAACTGACTCTTGCAAGTGCTATTGGTGCAGGTGCTACCGTTAGTGCTGGTGCTGCACTCACAGTCAGTAGAGCACAAGGTGGGTATGATGCATTTGTTTACGGTACTAATGAAGTTTCGACTGAAGCTGAAACAGGTACTCAATATGAACTAACTCATGGTGGTTGGGTTGGTGTTACAACTTATACTGATAATGAAGGTAATTTGAGAGTTAAGAAAGAAACTCTGGTCGCAATGTCTGGTATTACCACAGGCGGAACAGACTACCACACTCCCTGATAAGTAATGATTTTCAATGAATTGAACGAAGGGAATTTCCTTCTCTTTGCTATTAAATATTATGAAAATCCTCAGGCCTTAACAAAGGAGGATTTTAATAAAGACTTGAATCACTTCAAGTATATTAAGAGACTCCTGAAAAGATATAAGAATAGCGGTGAACTAAAGATACACTTACTGATAAATCACTTTATCATATTGTATAATATCTTTGGTGATGCCGCTACTCCTATGTTGTTTTATAAAATTGAAAAAGATCTGTGGACAACTGTAAAAACATTCATTGTTTTTATGGACAAACTACCTGAGTATCCTCATACTTATATTCATGATATTGAGATGGATCAAACATGCCTAGAAGAACTGGAGCGAGTTACCAATGGACAAGGACAAGATTGATAAGTTTGTAGATGCATTTCGTTCAGCAATGTATAATGAGTTCAGTGTCAATGAGGAAGGCATGGTGGCAAATCCTCCTGGGGGATCTGGTGGATTTAGTGGTTCCTCCGCTGCTGCTGGTCCTACTGCTGGTTACGACCCCGTTATGAAATTGGATGGTAGAAATAAGTATGTTAGAAAGGCTATCAAAGATTTGATGGATAGGAAACAGAAGAGAGTAGATAAGAAGGCTAAGAAAAAAGCATTAGAATTTAACCCATACTTCAAACCCTTCAATGGATCAGGTAAAGGTAGCTCTAATTGAGCAAAAATTAGATGATCTTAAACCTATCATCGTCAAATTGGACAAAGCAATTGAGAAATTATCTGAGGTAAATATATCAGTTAGCAGGATGCTTGCTGTCCATGAAGAGCGAATATCAAAACAAGAAGAGATTGACATTGTACTCTTTGCAAAAATTGACAAACTCCGTGATAAAATGGACGCAGATCATGACAGTGTGCTGCAAAGACTACGTGGACTAGAGAAACGTGTCTGGATGGCAGTTGGTGGATTGGCAGTACTGTCATTCATCGTATCACCAATGATGCAGAACATGTTGACACCACTACCCATACCCACTACAATGGTAAGAGGTTCTTCCTGATGACTAATGGATTTTATTGATGTCAAATATATTCAACTTATATCATCAAGACTCCAGAAGTTCAAGAAGATAAAACCAAACCTGTATAACTGTCGTTGTCCTATCTGTGGGGACTCCCAGAAGGATAAGAAGAAGGCTAGAGGGTACTTCTACCGTATTAAGAATAATACCAACTACAAGTGTCATAACTGTGGGTTGAACATATCATTCAATAACTTCCTGAAACAGTTTGATGAACCTACTCATAAAGAATATATCTTTGAAAAGTTTAAAGGTAATCATACCGGGAAGAATTATCCAGTAGAACAACCAAAAGATATCTTTAAAAGGGTTGAGAGTTCTAAACCAACCTTTAAGAAAAAGGTAAAGATTGACTTACCTAATGCCTTTGATGTTAATGTGTCAAAAGAGTATCTCCATAACAGAGCCATCTTTGATGGAAATTTTTACTATGCAGAAAACTTTCAGGTGTTTGTAAATACTCTGAAACCAGGGTCATTTACAAATACCAAATATGGTGAGAAAAGAATTGTGATTCCTCTTGTTAGGGATGACAAACTTATTGGTGTGCAGGGAAGAGCACTCTCCTCAAACCCTGTTAAATACTTAACCATTATGTTGGAAGAGGATGAACTCAAGGTGTATGGCCTTGATACAATTGACAAGGAGAATCCAATTTATGTCACAGAAGGACCATTTGACTCCACTTTCTTATCCAACGCTATTGCTATGTGTGGTAGTGATGTTGACCTCAGCACTATTGATTATCAATTCATATACGTCTATGACAACGAACCAAGAAACAAACAAATCGTTGATCGAATCTCAAAACAAATTGATAGTGGGGAAAGGATAGTCATATGGCCATCTAACATTAAGGAGAAAGACATTAATGATATGATCCTATGTGGTCATAATGTGAAAGAGGTGGTAGAGAAGAACATCTATCAAGGATTAGAAGCAAAACTTAAGTTTACAACCTGGAAGAGAGTATGAGCAACGGTATCAAGGTACAAAAAAGAAATGGTGATGTAGAGAAACTAGACCTGGACAAAATGCATCTCATGGTTGATGAGGCATGTAAAGATCTTGCAGGAGTCTCAGCATCACAGGTAGAGATGACATCTGGTATTCAGTTCTACGATGGTATTACTACTGATGAGATTCAAGATATTCTTATCCGTAGTGCCAGTGACCTGATTGATTTGGAACATCCAAACTATCAGTTCGTTGCTGCACGTCTTCTTCTATTCACTCTTCGTAAGCAAGTCTTTCAGAATAAGAAAGGTGATGCTCCTGGGTTGAGGGAACATATTGAGAAGTGTGCATATAATGATCATTACGATAAACAGATTTTTGAAAAGTATTCTCTTGAAGAGATTGATAAGGTAAATACTTTTATCTACCATGATCGTGACATGTTGTTTACCTATGCTGGTCTTCGCCAGGTAGTTGACAAGTATCTGGTTCAAGATCGTAGTACTGGGGAAGTGTTTGAGACCCCTCAGTTCATGTATATCATGATTGCCCTTACCATCTTTCAGGATTACCCAAAGGAGACCCGTCTTGACTACGTCAAAAGATACTACAACGCAATCTCCAAACATCGACTCAACATCCCCACACCAATCATGGCGGGAGTTAGAACACCACTTAGACAATTTGCTTCTTGTGTTCTTGTTGATGTTGATGACTCCCTCGATTCTATCTTTAGCTCTGATATGGCTATTGGCAGATACGTTGCACAAAGGGCGGGTATCGGTATCAACGCAGGTAGAATCCGTGGCATCAACGCTAAAATCAGAGGTGGAGAAGTGCAGCACACAGGTGTTGTTCCTTTCCTTAAAAAGTTTGAATCAACTGTACGATGCTGCACGCAAAATGGGATTCGTGGTGGATCAGCAACAGTCCACTTCCCCATCTGGCACCAAGAAATAGAAGATATTATTGTTCTCAAGAACAATAAGGGTACAGAAGACAACCGAGTGAGGAAACTTGACTACTCAATCCAAATTTCAAAGATTTTCTACGAACGTTTCATTGCGAATGGAGAGATTAGCTTATTCTCACCGCATGACGTACCGGGCTTGTATGATTCCTTTGGTACTGATAGGTTCGATGACCTATATGTTGGTTTTGAACGAGATGAGTCTATTCCAAGAAAGACTATCGGAGCACAAGAACTCTTTCTAGATCTTCTGAAAGAGAGAGCAGAGACTGGTCGTATCTACATTATGAATATCGACCACTGTAATAGTCACTCTTCCTTCAAGGACAAGGTGAACATGAGTAACCTGTGTCAAGAGATTACACTTCCGACAGACCCTATCAATCACATTGATGATGTTGTTGGTGAGATTGCTTTATGTATTCTGTCTGCAGTTAATGTGGGCAAGATTCGTTCTGATGAGGAACTTGAAGATTTGTGTGATCTTTCAGTCCGTGGTTTAGAAGAACTGATAGACTATCAGGAGTATCCTGTAAGGGCCGCAGAGATAGCTACAAAGGCCCGTAGATCCCTTGGTGTAGGTTTCATTGGTCTTGCACACTATCTGGCTAAACTGGGGCATAATTACGACAGTCAAGAGGCATGGGATGCCGTTCATCAACTCTCAGAATCCTTCCAGTATTATCTTTTGAAGTCTTCAAATGAACTTGCTAAAGAAAAAGGACATTGTGAATATTTTGGTAGAACGAAGTATGCAGACGGGATCCTTCCTATTGACACATACAAGAAGGACGTGGACGAAGTTTCATCACAGGAGTTACAGCATGATTGGGAGAGTCTACGATCATCTATATCCACCCACGGACTTAGACACTCAACACTGTCTGCTCAGATGCCATCAGAAAGCAGTTCCGTTGTGTCAAACGCAACAAATGGAATTGAGCCACCTAGAGACTATCTGTCCATTAAGAAAAGCAAAAAGGGTCCGCTTAAGCAGATTGTTCCACAGTATGGTTCTCTTAAAAACAACTATACTCTTCTTTGGGACATGGCTTCTAATCGTGGTTATATCAATGTTGTAGCAGTGATGCAGAAGTTCTTTGACCAAGCCATCAGTGGTAACTGGTCTTATAACCCTGAGAACTACCCTGATAATGAGGTTCCAGTCTCTGTAATGGCACAAGACTTCTTGACAACATACAAGTTGGGATGGAAGACTAGTTATTATCAGAATACATATGATATCAAGACTGATGAAGCACCAGAAGAAACTCCCGAACTTCAAAATCTCCTAAATGATATTATGGAGTCCGATGAGGACGATTGTGAAAGCTGTAAAATTTAGACTAGAGGCGTAAATGCAGTACGATTTCGTAGCAAGTAAAGAGTATAATAATGATAATAAGACTATTCAGGGAATGACAGTCTTCAATACCGAACAGGTCAATACCAAGAAACAACCAATGTTTTTTGGTAAACCACTTGGTATTCAAAGATATGATTCGTACAAGTATCCAGTTTTTGAGAAACTAACAACTCAACAACTGGGGTATTTCTGGAGACCAGAGGAAGTTTCTCTCCAGAAAGATAGAGCAGACTATCAATTACTTCGTCCAGAACAGAAACATATCTATACTTCTAACCTGAAGTACCAGATTATGTTGGACTCTGTTCAGGGTCGTGGCCCTGGTATGGCATTCATTCCTTACTGTTCCTTACCTGAATTGGAAGCTTGTATGGAAGTCTGGGGATTTATGGAGATGATCCATAGCCGTTCCTACACATACATCATTAAGAATGTGTATCCTGATCCTAGTGATATCTTTGATCATATTATCAATGACCCACGTATCCTTGAAAGGGCTTCAAGTGTTACTGAGTCCTATGATGACTTTATTAATAGTGCCCAACAATGGGGTAACGGTAATATGTGGAAAGAAGATTTCCGTGACACATATGCATCCAAAGAAGATATCAAAAATGTCAAAAGAAAACTCTATAGAGCAGTTGCAAACGTAAATATTCTTGAGGGTATCAGGTTCTACGTTAGTTTTGCTTGTTCTTTCGCCTTTGGTGAACTTAAACTCATGGAAGGATCTTCCAAAATCATTTCACTAATTGCAAGAGATGAGAACCAACACCTAGCCATTACTCAGAATATCCTGAACAAGTGGAAAGATGGTGATGATCCTGAGATGAAACAGATTGCCAAGGAAGAAGAAGAGTGGGTCTACGCAATGTTTGACCGTGCAGTAAACGAAGAGAAGAAGTGGGCAGACTATCTGTTCCGTGATGGATCAATGATTGGTTTGAACGATGTTCTTCTTCAAAGATATGTTGAGTGGATTGCTAATCGCCGTATGAAGGCTATTGGTTTGAAACCTGTGTATGATGTTGCTGCTAAGAACAATCCTCTTCCCTGGACACAACATTGGATCTCTTCTAAGGGTCTTCAGGTTGCGCCCCAGCAAACTCAAGTGCAGTCGTATGTGGTTGGTGGAATTAAACAAGATGTCAGTAAAGATACATTTTCTGATTTTAAACTTTAATTGACTTTAAGACTGAAATGTAGTATTATATAAATATTATTAGAGTTCAGTCTTAAAATGAATAATTATATTCTTTATTATTACTTAAGGGAGGACTTCGGTTCCCCCTTTTATGTTGGTTATGGAAAACCGAGAAGAATTAATTCCAGACACTCTAGAAGAAATGGTGCTGAAATTTTACCACATAGAGAGAGGAGATGGATTGTAAAATCTGGTTTATCTAAAGAAGAAGCAATAGAACTTGAGATAAAACATATAGCACTCTGGAAAAGAGAATGTGATGGTGGTGTATTGTTAAATCAAAATCTTGGTGGAGAAGGAAAACCTGGAGGACAAAAAACAAAAGGTTTTAGTGGTAGAAAGCACACTGAAGAAGCAAAGAAAAAAATAAGTGAAAAAGTTGCAGGAAAAAATAATCCAAGTTATGGTGTTCCTTGTAGTAAAGAACGAAAAAGAAAAATAAGTGAAAGAGCAAAAGAAAGATTTGCCGAAGGATTTAAATCTCCTTCATCAGTAACTTATCTTTTAACAAGTCATTCTAAAGAAAAATTTAAGGTATTTGGAGAACTTAAAAAGTTTTGTAAGTCTCAAAATATTTCATACGCAACGATGCGCGCAGCAATTCTTTATGATAGAAAAGGTCCTAGAAGAAATGGATGGAGTATTGAGAAAATTTAGGATATCATTACCAGAAGATAAGTGTGTGATAAAACTTCAGGAATATTGTAAGTTTTCTTATACTCTTTTAAAAGTTCCTGTAGTATCTAAGCCTTTATGCGCTGGCGCAAACTGCCACAATAATGTAAATCATTATGGGAATACTTATGGTGGAGAAAAAATAAGCGGTTATTATTTAATTACAGATATTGATGATGAAACTTATGGATGTGCTATATACCATAGTATTTGGAAAAATACTTATGGAGACTTAATAGACATAACACCATTTGATGATGGAAGAGAATATAATATGTTTTCTGTGTTGGATGATACCGATTATTACTCTGGAGTTGTTTATGATGGAAAAGATTATAAATTATTAGAACCCGGACTTAATATTGTTTAAGATGTCAAAAAAGACACGTTCTCAGGATTCCAACTCTAAGGTTAAGGCCAAGAGACAGGATGATTGGTGGTTCCATGAGGAGCCACTAAATACCACAGATACAATGGATATGTGTGTGATTACGAAAATCCGTGGTTGTTTCAAGGACAACCTTTTCTATCTGAGGATATTGGTGATTCTTTCGGCTTTGTCTATAGGATTACAAACCTCAAGAATGGTAGAAAATACATCGGGCGAAAGTACTTTTGGTCCAAACGAAAGCCTAGAGCTACAGTTAAGAACAAGTCAAGGCGAAGAGTTACAACTGAAAGTGACTGGAAAAAATACTACGGAAGTTGTCCAGAGCTTAAGGACGATCTTACAAAGTATGGAAAGGAATCTTTTAGTAGAGAGATCATCTCACTCCATGTAACACTGGGAAAGGTAAACTTTGAGGAGACCCGTCAGTTGTTTCTGAATGAGGTTCTGTCCCAAAAGTTGACAGATGAGACTCCTTTGTATTATAATTCCAACATCCTTGGTCGGTACTACCGCAAGGATTATTTTAACAAGTAAACTGATTTGGATTAATGATTAAGAAAATTTTTATGGGGTTGGTTAGTGTCACTACCCTTACTACAGCATGTGTGGCATCAACAAACCTTGATAAAGAGCTTAATGACATTACAGGAACTGCTCCTACCATAGAAGGTGTAGAGGAAACACCTACAGAGGAATTGGTAAAGGTAGAAAAAACCTGGAACTGTCCTACATGTTCTCCCAATGAACAATATGTTCTTAAGAAACTTCAGGAATATACTAAAATTAGTGATCGTAATGCTCTTGCAACGATCATGGGAAACATTAAATCAGAATCAAACTTTCGTGCCAACATCTGTGAAGGTGGTGCCCGTGTCTCCTACACTGAATGTAAGTCTGGTGGATTTGGATTGATTCAGTGGACTAGTATCGGACGGTATAAAGGTCTCGGAAATTTCTGTGCTAGATATCAGTGTGATCCTAGTAGTTTAGAAGGTCAAGTTCGTTGGATGGTTAATGAACCAATCTTCCAACGTGTCCTCCCTGAGTTTGAAGGACATGGAGATACTATTCCTCAGTATATGTCACATGCATATTACTGGTTAGGATGGGGGATCAAAGGATATCGTGAACAGTATGCATATGATTATAGTAAGAAAATGGTATTGATATAACTGAGTCACTTGACAAAGACCTCAGAGTAGTCTATATTATAAGGGTGGTTGAGAGACCACTGCGGTGATCCCCTTGGTAGTTCAGGATTAGCGGCGATAGGAACTACCACTTGCCCCGTTAGCTCAGGAGACAGAGCACGTTCCTTCTAAGAATGCGGTCGGGGGTGCGAATCCTCCACGGGGCGTCATTGACCTATAGCTCAGTTGGTAGAGCGCGGAACTGTTAATTCTGTTGTCCTAGGTTCGAGTCCTAGTGGGTCAGTTGTTTTTTATTTTTATGAGTCTTCCAGAATATTCATTTGGTGGTCGTCCAGTAGAGTCCACGAATCTCCTTCTACTTATTAGTGAGATGGAGGGTACATATCAACACCTTAAGTACATGGGGTTTGAGGATGATATGAATACTCTTGATGAGATGAAGAAGAGATACTACAAACTTTATTTTAGAACAAAGAAGAATGAAGCCATTCAAAATTCTAACTGACGATTACTTTGTAGGAAACTTTGGATCTGTTGATGCCTCTGATGAAGTATTAAGATGCTGTAAAAGAAATTTTCCTGATGATGATAAACTAGATTCTGGAGCACTTCGTGGCGAATCAGTGGTAGATGAGAGACTTAGGAAATGTAAGACCAAAGGTATTAGTATAAGTCAAGTCAACTTTATTGAACAAGGACTGAGGAAGGCTATCATCTATATTAATGATATGAAGTGGAAGATGGATCTTAAACATGAGTGGGAGTCATCTATACAATACACTAGGTATATTGGTAAAGGAGATTTTTATGGTTGGCACAAAGACAACTCTGAATCTGCAAGTAGTATAGGTGATAGGAGACTTTCTATTGTGTATTGTTTAAGTTATGAGAAAGATTATACTGGTGCAGAGTTTGAAATAAAGGAAAGTAATGGTAATATATACAGAAGAAAGTTTGATTATGGAGACTTTATTGTCTTCCCTTCAGACAAACTACATAGAGTGAATCCTTTAAAGTCTGGAAACAGAACAACCTTAGTTGGTTGGTACATGTAGAGTCCATTTATCATACAAAAATTATGAAAAAATTATTTGCTGCACTATTGTCATCAGTGGTTCTTACTACTCCAGTGATGGCTGACCCTGAAGTGAAGGGTTGGAAGACACATGACTCTATGGGATGTATGTTGCTTGGGGAATGTACTGATGATATTCAACAAGTCAGATCAATTAGAGACATTCAAAAGTATTATCCTAGTGATAGTTATAGTAATGTCGCTTCTGAGTTTGATTCAATTGTCCGGGCCCTTGATCAGATCGGAGTTAAAGTTTTTCTAGCGGATGAGAAATACTTTCCACCAGGTCATAGGGGTGTATATCATACAGTAACTAACAACTTTTTCCTCAACACTAACTTCATGCACAAAGAAGGTGTATTGATGAGTGTGATGAGACATGAAGGTTGGCATGCTGCTCAAGACTGTATGGCAGGAACCATTGATAACAGTATGATTGCTATCATTCTTCCAGAAGAAGAGATTCCTGCTATCTGGAGAGAGATGGCAGAGAGAACATATCCGGCATCAGCAGTACCATGGGAATCTGAAGCAGGTTGGGCAGGTAGAACTGAAGCAGTAACCGCAAATGCACTTGCCGCATGTGCTAGGGGTTCTATGTGGACAGAGTATGAACCTACCCCAATGACGAGGGAATGGTTAGTTGAGAATGGATATATCAAATGATTAAAGAATTTACTTTAGTAAAGAGGTTATACTATCATGTTGGTAGTAAGATGCAAACAATGTAACACGGAGATCCATAGCACTAACAAAACACAGTCGTGCGGATGTCCTAACATGATGACAGTCATTGGAGAAAAGATTTCTGCAGTTGACTTAAACAAAGTCATCATGTTAAATTCACAGAAGAACACTAAACAAAAAGATGTTCTGTCTTCTCAAGACTTGATGTATCAAGAGGAGAGAAGAAGCCGAAAGGTAAAAAAACTTGATTTTGAAATTAGGTGATTATGTCTCATAACTGTATTACCGAAAAACAGTGTCAGGAGATGATCGATAAAGCAATCGATAAACACAACAAAACTGCCTCACTCATTAGTGCTTGTATAGGTTCAGTATTACTGTTCTTCTATGCTCAAGGACTCTTGATTGTGGTAGGATTGTGGAAATAATAATCATATACATATTACAAGAATGAAATTTTATTCCGTGGAACACTGGCAAGAGAACTGGGAAGAACTAATCTCAAAGGTTGAGAATGGTGAGTCAATAGGAATAACAAATGGAAAACATAGAGCAGTGATGGTTCCTGCAGATGAAGAAATTATAAGAATTCATACTGAACATAATGACGCGTCGTAAGAATAGATCATATAAAAGAGTCACAGATGATCGTGAACCAATCACAATCAAACATTCTGATATATGTTATCCAGGGGCTATCAAAGAGAAACAGGTAGATGATGCTGATACTTCTTATCCTGGTATTGTCATCAAATACGATACTGGATATCTGTTGGAAGATGGTGTTCATAGGATAACCAAACTTCAACGTGAAGGTATCTATGAATCTCTTTTCTATGTGGTGACAGTGGAAGAATATAAGACTGGTCTGGTAGAGATGGTCTGTGGTTCTAATCGTGTCACACTAGGAGAATGGAGCCATAACAAATTAAACTCACAAACTCATGGGTAAGTCAAGAACAATTTCAAAAATAAACTGGTCTTGGGATTATGGAAAGGTTGTAAGTGAAATAACTTGTACTGATGGTATAACCCAAATCAGAAATAATGATAAGAGACCACCAACATATCCTGCCCATGATATCGCACATTTCATATGTGGATTTCATGAGGACTATGACTGGGATTATTTGTGGGATCAACATTCAGAATCTCTAATAAATGTCAGACTTGCAGAATATAATGCTGTCTTTATTGAGAATCTTCTTTACTTTTATATAACAAACAAATATAAAAATAGTCCATGGACCATATTACAACTGGCAGAACCAATAAAGAAACACTTGAACTGGTTTGTTAAGGACTATTATAAATTTATCACACCAGAACTAAAACTTAGAAAAATATTTTTATCCAAACTAGATGAAAATATAGTCTGTCAACACTATCAGACTTATCATGATGTCTGTCTACTCCAGTTAAAAACTCCTCCTGGTGAGGATGTGCGAGATATTAAACTGGCACTTACTATGGACTCAAGTCTTGACCAGAAGAACACAGAGGTGTATGATTATATCATTGAGATGAAGAGCATCTTGGGGAATTAGCAATCTGGTGAATGCACCGAGCTCATAATTCGGTTAAGGTGGGTTCGGTCCCCACATTCCCTATTGACATTTCGGTGTCAAACCCTTATAATACTAAGGTCAACAAACAAGCAAATGACTATCACTTCTAAGTTCAAAAAGGATCTTCAGACTCTACGTGGGGCTGCAAATGGGGACTTCTTCCTGGATGTAAAGAACCCAAAACTTTTTAAAAAAGTTCGTAAGTATTATGATAACAATGGAGTAGTATTTTCTGGTGATCCTTTGGATGATTATGATATTCTCATCGATTGTATTGCTGCAGATCTAGAAACTGTTGAGGTTGGTTGATTGTGAAGGTGACTACAAAACCAACTGTTCTTCTGGAACAGTTTCCCTATCGGTATATTCAGGTCGGTGTATTAGAAATCAATGGTAAACCTGATTGTAGAATTCAGAAAGTGGATTCATATACCGGTCGTTATAAAGACATTTATCTTTGCGACAACGAAATGCAACTGATGACTGCAATGGAAGATTTTGAATACACTCGCTGGCTTGATCCGGATGGGGTTCCTTGTTATGTTAGAGACTCGGTAGGTCGTTAAAGTGTCCTGGTGGAGTCAATAGACCCTTATGGTTTCTTGTTTCCATCTAAAGAACAAGTGGCGTGCATGAAAGACCTCTGAAGGGGATCCTAACAAGGGATCCCCTTTTTTTTCTAAATAGGTATAGTTACTAATCTTTGGTAAAATGACATACAAAGGTACGGCAGGTAAGTCTGCAAGTGGAGCATCTATGTCAAAGTATGATGTGGAAGTAGAAGCTAGACTTCAGGCACTAGAGTCAGAAACACATACAAAACCAACTGGTGCAACACACGCAAAAATTGAAGAGAGACTGGCTGCTCTTGAAGCAGCAGTGACAGAACTTAAGTCTACATCAGCTGTCTCTGCACCATCTGGTAGTGTTGAAGCACTTATTAAAAGACTGAATGATATTCCTGCAATCACAGAACATTGTACTAAAGATGCTGATGGTGTCAGAAGACTTAAGGTGTGATATAATAAATTAGTTGTAGTAAAAAATTATGAGTAAATATAATAAGACTGCACTAGTGCTTGGTGCAGGTGGTTTTATTGGTAGTCACATGGTAAAGAGACTACGTGCAGAAGGATACTGGGTTCGTGGAGTTGATCTCAAGAACCCAGAGTTCACTTCGACTGAAGCAAACGAATTCATTCGAGGAGACTTGCGTGAAGCTGACTTTGTTCGTCGTGTTCTTCGGTTCAAAGGATATCAAGGGAACTTCTATCATAGTGTTCCTGAAAGACTTCATCTTCCTTTTGATGAGATCTATCAGTTTGCTGCTGATATGGGTGGTGCAGGTTTTGTTTTCACTGGTGAGAACGACGCAGACATCATGCACAACTCTGTAACTATTAATCTTAATGTTCTTGAATCGCAGCGTCAATTAAATGACTATAAACAGGTCAATAGAACTAAAATTTTCTACTCTGGTTCTGCTTGCATGTATCCAGAGCACAATCAACTCGATCCAGATAAACCTGATTGTCGTGAAGAATCCGCATATCCAGCAGCACCAGACTCAGAATATGGATGGGAGAAACTCTTCTCCGAACGACTATACCTATCTTATAATCGTAATCATGGTATTCCTGTTCGGGTTGCTAGGTATCACAATATCTTCGGACCAGAAGGAACCTGGCAAGGTGGAAGAGAGAAGGCTCCAGCTGCTATCTGCAGGAAAGTTGCTAACCTCCCGCCACAAGGTGGAGCCATCGAAGTGTGGGGAGATGGTTTACAGACTCGTTCCTTCTTGTTCATTGATGAATGCATCGAAGCGACTAGAAGAATGATGGACTCTGACTTCATTGGACCAGTGAATATTGGTTCTGAAGAGATGGTGACTATCAATCAACTTGTAGACATTACCGCGAGAGTAGCAGAGAAGGAAGTTACTAAGATTCATATTGATGGACCTCTAGGTGTTCGCGGTCGTAACTCTAACAATGATCTCATTCGTGAGAAGTTGAGTTGGAATTATGAGATGACACTTGAAGAAGGTATCCGGTACACATATTACTGGATTAATGAACAGACCAATATACAGGAGACAAAATAATGGCTGGTATCACACATAGTCAGATTAAAAATCTGATGGCAGGCAGAGATAAAATTACTATATTTGAAATTGGTTGTGCAGATGGTAGAGACACTAAAAAGTTTCTGAATACTTTTGGTCCCGAACTTACCATCTACACCTTTGATCCTGAACCTATTAATGAGGTATTTGTAACACAACTTGGTCAGAAAGATGCATTTGGTGGTGGCAATGACCAACTGGCAAATGATGATAGGCATATCTTCCATCCTTATGCGATGTGTGATTATAAAGGAACCATCACATTTAACAGGTCTCAAAACTTAGATGGACCTGGACAAGGTGAAAATTGGGGTAGATACTCTGGTTCGATTCACCGTCCTGTAACTCACTTAGAAAGTCCTAAGTACGGTAAACGATGGGCTGCATGTATTTTTGAGGAAACTGTAGAAGCAAAATGTTCTTCAATTGACATTTTCTGTGAAGAAAATGGTATTGATCATGTTGATTTTGTATGGATGGACACTCAGGGAGCAGAAAGAGATGTTCTCAAAGGTGCTCAGAGAATGCTCCCAAACATCGATTATATCTATACTGAGTACTATGATGAAGAGATGTATAAAGATTGTGCAGGATTAGAAGAGATCAAATCTCTTCTTCCTAACTATGTTCTTGAGCACAATTGGAGATGTGATGATGCTGATGGTGGTGATGTTCTAATGAGGAGAATATGAAGGTATTGATTCTCGGTTCCAGCGGTCAGATCGGAGCATATTTAACTGAGTACCTTAGTGGTAAGTGTCATGAAGTATTTGAGTATGATATTGTCAACACAGAAGATCAAGACCTTACACAGATTCCAAACCTTGCATTAGAACATCTGATCAAGGAATCGGACTTTGTGTTCTTTCTTGCCTTTGATGTTGGTGGTTCTAGGTATCTGAAGAAGTATCAACACACTTTCAAGTTCATTGACAACAATGCCAGGATGATGGTAAGTGTCTTTGGTCTTCTAGAGAAGTATAAAAAGAGATTTGTGTTTGCATCTTCACAGATGAGTAACATGAGTCACTCTCCTTATGGTGTGATGAAGAGAGTTGGTGAACTCTATACCAAAACATTGAACGGTCTTCTTGTTAAGTTCTGGAATGTTTATGGTATTGAGAAAGACATGGACAAGGCTCATGTTATCACTGACTTTATCAAGAGGGGATTTGAAGAGGGTCAGTTTGAGATGTTGACTGATGGTACAGAACAGCGTCAGTTCTTATATGCTGAGGATTGTTGTGAAGCATTGGAGACAGTAATGGAAAACTATACTGACTTCAAACCAGAAGATCCACTTCATATTACATCATTCCATTCAGACTCTATTAATCATATTGCTGGTATTATCCAAGGTCAGTTCAACTTAATTGGTAGGGATGATGTAAGAATCACACCTGGTGTTGCAAAAGATACTGTTCAACTTGATAAGAGGAATGAGGCCGACAACTACATACTAGGTTGGTGGGTACCAAAGACAGGAATTGACGTAGGTATCTCAAAAGTGTTTAACGAAATGAAGAAGAATTATGAATAGACAACAGGTGCTGGCAGTAGCAACTTCATCAGATCTTGGATCAAATGCAAACGTATTGTGTGAGTTTATAGGTAAGAAAAAAGACTCTACCTTTGTTGACCTTGGTGTTCGTGATGGTTTTTCTTCTGCCCTTCTTTCTTTGAACTCTAAGAAGAATAACAATAAGATCTATGGTGTCGATGTAAACTTCAATAACTTTAGATCTGAACTTGTAGATGGCCAGAACTATCTACAACTAGAAGGTGATAGTTCCACTATTGGTAAGTATGCTGACCTTGAAGACTTGAAAGAGATTGACTTCTTGTTTGTTGACTCTCTTCATGTTAGAGAACAGGTTCTTTGTGAACTTCATTACTGGGTTCCTCGTTTGAAGGAAGGTGGTACTGTCGCATTCCATGATTCTCATTGGCCAGAAGGTAAAAGAGACCAGACTGGTGGCAAGTCTTGGAACCGTGTTGATGATGCCATTAGAGAGTTCTTTGGTTTAGATGTTCTTGAAGACTATGAAGATGACAACCTTGAGGTTACGTGTTATCCTCCTAGCTGGGGTATGACGTTTGTCACACTCAAGACTAAAAACTTTGAGAGTATTGTGAAAGATTGGAATAAAGTTTTCAGTACCCGTAATGACTTGATTTCAGTATTTTGGAACAAGGAAAATGTTGGAGATAGGACAATTGAATTGGAGATGAGTTATGAAGCTAATTGATGTTTTTAATTTTTCACATGAACCTATTGAACTTTTAGAGATGAGACTGAGGATTGTGTATCCTCATGTCGATCTCATCTGTATCAATGAAAATGCCACTACCTATACTGGTATTGAACGTGAACTACAATTTGAGAAGCATAAAGAACATCTAGATTTTTATTTTGGTGATAAGATTGTTCATCGTGTAATTGATACCAGAGAACGTAATCTAGACTTCACCACATTCCAACAGGAGTATCATACTAATAGAGATAAATCACATCCTACTAGACCTGCTACAAGAGGTCTTCCAGAACGTTGGCATCGTTCAATGTATGGTCGAGATTGTCTTATTGAATCTCCTTTAGAGGTTGCTGAGGATGAGGACATTATCATTCAGAGTGATTTGGATGAGATTCCTAACCCTGAGTTTCTGAAAGAAGCAAAAGAGATTGTGGAAGATGGTTACATGTATACGTGTATCCAGAAGTTCTATATGTGTCATGTGAATAGACTCCAAACTGACAAGGGTAAGGATGTTGATGATTGGAGAGGTTCACAGTTTAGTACATTCAAGTATCTGAAAGAACATGGTGGTTTTAATGATTGTAGGAATCTTCCTCACGAACACGAATACACAATCGATAATGGAGGGTGGCACTTTAGCTTCCTTGGAGGAGAGGACAAGATCAAACAGAAACTCAATGGTTATGGTCACCAAGAACATAACCATGACGGTGTGAAGAACTCTCTTGGTTCTAACATCACAGATAACCAGGATATTCTTGGTAGAACCTGGATGGGAACAAGAATTGTTCCTCTTGATAATGATCTCCCTGACGAGATTGTAAATAACCCAGAACGCTATAAGGAGTTCATTGCATGATTACATCTGAAATATATTATGGATCTGGTATTGGAAACCAGATTTGGCACTACGTTGTTACCAGACTCATTGCAGAGAAGAATGGTTATAAGTATGGGATCATGGGTAAAGATAGGTGGAAAGGTCAAGCCTTTATGCATATCGACTTTGGTGAAGAAGTAGTAGGTGGTTCAGGTCCAGAAGGAGGACCACCTGAGAGTCTTCCAGAAGGTATCACAAACTATTATAAAGAACACTTCCTACGTCACCCTGTGACTAATGGAAACGTAGGTCTTCCTGATCCTAACCTTCTCAATGTTCCTGATGGAACTAAGATTGAAGGAACCATGCAGAGGATGTCATATGTTGATGAATTTCGTGAAAAGATCTGTGAATGGTTATCTTATTCTGAGGAATTGAGTTTCCCTGAATATACTGATAAAGATTCTTGTGTCATTCAGTTTCGTGGTGGTGATTACCTGACTGGTAACTCTGCACTTCCTCCATCGTATTATGAAATGGCGATGGATAATATGAGGAGGGTGACCAATAATACAAAGTTGAAGTTCTATGTTGTTACTGATGATCCCACTAACGCAGCAAAGTATGTTCGTGGTGCAGAGGTTATTGGTTCTGCCATCACTAAAGAGAAAGACCCATATCAAGGAAGTATAGGATGGTATAAGTATCCTGGTGGTCCTATTGGTATTGATTATGCTATTCTCAATCAAGCAGAGAATGTGATTATCAGTTCATCTACCTTTGCCTTCTGGCCAGTATGGACTAACACTAATGCAGAGAATGTAATCGCTCCCAAGTATTGGTTTGATTGGAACAACTCTGATGGTTGGTGGAGACCTTCTGAAGCTATTGTTGATGACTGGTTCTGGATGGACAGGACAGGTGATATTGACAATGGTGTAGACTGTAAGAAACAGTTTGACAAATACAAAGAAACTAATAACTTGTATCAATGATTGATCTACCTAATGTAACACTTATTTGTGTTTCCAGTGTGAATTTTGAACAGACCCTGTATGCCTTTCAAAAGAGTATGCAGGGTATTCGTTTTGGTGCTGTGAAACTTGTATCAGATCAGGATCGTCCTGACTTTGAGGAAACAGGTATCACTGTAGAGAAGTGTCCAAAGATTACTTCGATTGATGAATACAGTCACTACATGATATATGATCTACAGAAACATGTAGACACAACTCACTGTATTACTATCCAGGCTGACGGGTTTATTATCAACCCTGAGAAGTGGGATCCATTGTGGTTAGAGTACGATTATATTGGAGCACCATGGGAACACTCTGACGGGGCATACATTGACCCTTGGGGAGGACACCAGAGAGTTGGTAATGGTGGATTCACTCTCCGCTCTAAGAAACTCCTAGAGGTTCCTAACAATGCTTATGTCCACTTTGATGTGAACTGGGGCAACTTCTACAAACACATGGACGCAAATGATACCGCAGAGGATGGATGTATCTGTGTCCATAACAGACATATATACGAAGTATTAGGTTGTAAGTTTGCTCCTGTAACTGTTGCCGCCAGGTTTGCCCATGAGAAACCTGTTCCAGAAACCAGAGGTATCACACCTTTCGGATTCCATTATCATCTTCCTCCAGGAACTGTATTATGAAAATTATTATTTGGGGACACTACCCTCTCCATAGTTCGACACATGGATATATTCACGACACATATTTCAAAGCATTTGAAAGTCTTGGTTATGATGTAATGTGGGTCTCTAATGAAGACCATCTCATAGACTATGCAGGTACTGTCTTCTTTGTAGAGGACTCTCAGAAGTCTGCAATGCCTGTTAGACCTGACTGTAAATACATCACTCACCACGTAGACACCAAATACTTAACAGACCGTGGGGTTCCCTTTGAGAACGTTCTTAAACTAGGTAACTGTATTCGTAATACAGTTCATTTTGAAAAGGTTGAAGACCTATGCCATTGGGATGAGTCAACTAGAACTCTCTATCAAACATGGGGAACTGATCTTCTTCCCAATGAGATCAACGTTGATGAACCTACAAAGTTTGACGAAAGTAATCGATACATCAATTACATTGGTATGATGTATGAACAAGGTCCATATTGGATTCAATACTTTGCACACTGTGCAGAAAAGAATGGTAAAGAAGTCAAACTCTACACACAGTCTGTGTCTCATCAAGAGAATCGTATGTTGATTCGAAACTCATTTATCTGTCCTGACTTCAGAAGTGATTGGCATCTACAGTGTGGTTATATTCCTTGTAGGATTCAGAAGAATATTAGTTACGGAAGAGTTCAAGGAACTAACTCTCCATTTATCAAAGAGGCCTTTGGTGACTACGTGGTTTATGGTGGAACACCAGAAACTCTTTACCATAACTTGATTGATACAGAAAGAGGTGGTAAGATCAATATGAAGGAGGCAATGCAGTTCATTAAAGACAAGCATACCTACATTAATCGAATCAACAATATTCTAAAGTTCTTATGATTGGTTTTAATCACCTTGGTATTATTGGAAGACTGGGTAACCAGATGTTCCAATATGCAGCACTCCGTGGTATTGCTAATACTCACGGTTATGAGTTCACTATTCCTGAAAGTGACTTCAATGATGAGTGGAATGACCATCAACTTTTTGATGCATTTAACCTTCCACATCTAAAGAGTAAAGGAAGAGTTTCTGACAAGTTTGTACAAGAAAGACAGTTCAATTATGATTCTGAAATGGTTGAACAGTGTCCTGATGATATTAGTCTTTATGGATACTTTCAGACAGAGAGATACTTCTCACACATTGCAGACTCTATCAAAGAGGACTTCACATTCAAGAAAGATGTAGTCACAAACTGTAAAGAAGTTATGGAGGAACTCTCAGAACCCATTGCACTTCATGTCCGTAGGACTGACTATGTGGAGAAGTCACAAGACCATCCACCTTGTAGTCTAGAGTATTATCATATAGCACTAAAACGTTTCAATGAAAAGAGACCTGTTGTTATCTTTACTGATGATGTGCAGTGGTGCAAAGACCAGGACATCTTTGCACCTGATCGTTTCCTTATCTCAGAGACAGGAAACAATGTGTATGATTTGTGCCTTATGACTCTATGTACTGATTATATCATTGCAAATTCTTCATTCTCTTGGTGGGGTGCATGGTTGAGTCAGAATCCTGATCCAGAAGTTATTGCTCCTAAGACTTGGTTTGGTTCTACTGGATATACTGCAAAGAATAATACTGTAGATATTATCCCTAATCGTTGGACTCAAATTTGATGACTAAACTTTCTATTGCTATCCCAACCTATGAGATGAATGATAAAGGTGCAGAATATCTCACAGAGTTGTTTGAGACTATTAAGTTCCAAACATTTCAAGATATTGAAGTTTGTGTATCTGACCACTCACAGGATGATAGTATTCTAGATGTTTGTGGTGAGTATGCAAACTACTTTACTATTCAATACTACAAGAATGAAGAGAAGAGAGGTAATGGTCCAGCCAATACTAACTCTGCTGTAGAGATGTGTAGTGGTGACATTACTAAGATTATCTTTCAGGATGACTTACTTATTAGTTCTATTGCACTTCAAAGAATTGTAGAGACTTATGAGGAACAAAACTGTAAGTGGTGTTTCAATGGGTTCTTACACACCAGTAACGGTAGAGAACACTTCCGACCAATGATCCCTAAATGGACACCGGAAATGTTAGAAGGTCGTAATCTTCTTGGTAGTCCTTCTAGTGTTTCTTTTATTACTAAAAAGTTTCTACCATTCGATGAAGAATTAGTATTACTTATGGATACTGAATTCTATCACAGAATGAGATATGATCATGGTATGCCATATATCATTGAAGAGTATTTAACATCAAATAGAGAGCATGATAATCGTGTTAGTTCTTCGACTGTTAAATATAATGCTAGGGTAGAACACCCTGAAGGTCCTTGGTTAGTTAATACCGAAGAACTTAATTATGTTATTGACAAACATTTAGAAACAAGAAAGTATCCAGATGAAAAAGTTTGATTTATCAAGGGCAACCTTTATTATCCCAATCAGAATAGAATCTGATGACAGATTGAGGAATGTAATCACCTCAGTCTGTTTTTTATTGTCTAATTTTGATACTAATGTAATTATCAAAGAGGTTGATAAGACCTCTGTATTTCACGAGAAAGCACTCCCACAGATCAAAGATTTTTGTGAGGACATTAGTGACCTAACTCATGTGTTTGAACAGTCAGACTCACCTTCTTTTCATAGACAGAAGGTTCTGAATGATATGATTATGATGTCCACCACACAAGTGGTTGTGAATTATGATTGTGATATTATCCTTCCCATTGCTTCTTACATGCAAGCATATGATAGGATTGTAACTGGATCATCTGATGTTGTTTATCCCTATGGTAGTGGTAACTTCCAACTTCAAGTATTTGGAGATGACCAAGTTGTTACTAACTTTCTTGTGAATGAGTTTGACTTCTCTGCATTCAAAGATGTATTAAAAGTCTATGATGCAAAGTATGGATTTGTTCAGTTCTTCAATAGAGGTGTCTATATTGAAGGTGGATTAGAGAATGAAAACTTTGTTGCATATGCCCCAGAGGATGTTGAAAGACATTATAGATACACTACACTGGGATACAGTGTTTCTAGAATCAATGATGTAATCTATCACTTAGAACATTCTAGGTCTCCAAACTCATGGTTTAATAACCCGTTCATGCATTCAAATAATGTTGAATGGGAAAAGATTCAGAGGATGGACAAAGAAACTCTAAAGGAATATATCACTAGTCAAGATTATTATAAGGTGAGAATTGATGGACAAAAATAAGGCAGTATTCAAACTCAAAAATATTGGCCCAATCTATTGTATCAATCTCGATGATCAACCTGAAAGATGGGAATACATGGAGAACCAATTTAAGTATTGGGAGATTGAAAACTACACTAGAGTCTCTGCGTATGATGGTAGAGAGGATGACCTAAGTGAGATACTCAAGGGTCGTTATCCAGACATGATGAGTTCTGGTGAGATTGGTTGTACTACATCTCACTTGAAAGCAATCAAACAATTTTATGATTCAGGTGAACCCTATGCAATCATGATGGAAGATGATTGTGAACTTGATTTGGTAAGGTTCTGGAACTTTACTTGGCAAGACTTCTATGCCAAGATTCCTTATGACTGGGATGTGTGTCAAATTGCAATTATATGTACAGGAGATATTCATATCAAAGTTCACAAGAGGTTTGTGAATGAGTTCTCTACTGCATGTTATTTGATCACACGTCATCATGCAGAGAAATTAATTCGTCTTCATTGTAGAGGTGACAAGTACAAACTGGACAATGGTGTCAGACCACGTCCAGTTGCTGATGACCTGGTGTATAACTCAGGTAACACCTACGCCCTTCCACTCCTTCTGTATAAGACGGAACTGGGTTCAAGTATTCATCCTGACCATGTTGATGCATTCCACAAAGGAAATTATCAAGCTCAGATGAATTTCTGGAGTCAGAAGGGAGCACAGATGTCCATCAACGAACTGATGGAGTTTGATCCTTACCTGGGTCGGGTATCTGATCCAACACAACAAAAGGGTTGACAAGATCACACTCTTATGATATATTATAAATATACTGGTGTTAGGGGTTATCTTAACACTAAGTAATAAAACCAATCTCCGCAAACTTGAGTAAGGTTTTATATGATAAATCAGAGACAAGTCGAGTCTCTTAACATCCGTAGGTTAATCTCTACGAGAAAAAAAGGTAAAACAAAAATGTTCAAATCTGTATTCGCAGCAACTGCTGCTCTGTCCATGTCCACTGGCGCTGCTTTCGCTGGACCCTACGTCAATGTAGAAGCTAATTCTGGTTGGACCGGTTCTGATTACGGTGGTACCGCAACCGATCTTCACGTTGGCTACGAAGGTGAATTCGGTGAGAGTGCTTCTTACTACGTCCAAGGTGGTGCAACTATCGTCAGTCCTGATGGTGCTGAAAGCGACACTGTTCCTTCTGGTAAGGCAGGTCTCGGTCTTGCACTGACTGATGCTCTCGGTGCTTATGGCGAAGTCTCCTTCGTTGGTAGTGGCGACAGTGACATCGATCGCGGTTATGGTACCAAGTTGGGTCTGAAGTACAGCTTCTGATATTGTTACTAAAATAACACATTAGACCTCCTTCGGGGGGTCTTTTTTTATGGGCAGTTTTTGAAAGAGTTAAATTTTATTTAAGTGTGTATATATACCGAGGTTTGTTTATCTTTAAATCATCTTAACTTCATTTTAAAGACAAACCCTGAAGACCCTGTTACAATAAAAAAGTCTTCAACGGACAAACCCAAAAACATTACAAAGGAATTTTAAATGAAACAAATTGCACTTGCCGTCCTGACATTAACTGCACTGGCGACACCTGCTATGGCTGGTCCCTATGTTGAATCCAAGTCTGAGTTCAAAGGAACTGATGAAGATTTTGGTAAGCAAGTCCACCAAGGACGTATTGGATATGAGTGGAAGACTGGAAACTTTGCTCCATACATCGAAGGTGGTGCTGGAGTATCTGTTCCCGATGGTGGAGAACAAGAAGGTTTTACTGCACTTGAACTCGGTAGTAAAGTAAAGATCACTGATAATTTCAGTGCTTATGGTAAGTGGGAAAACATCTTCCAAGAAGATTCTACCCGTGATTGGAAAGTAGAAGTCGGCACCAAGTACAAGTTCTGATAGAAAATAAATGAAACTCAAAGCAATCGCAGCAACTGCAGTAACCATTCCTCTTATGGTTGCCTGTGGTGGAGTTAAGGAAACATTTCAACTAAGTGGTGCAGGTGCTACCTTTCCTGCTCCTCTCTATAACTCCTGGTTCCAACGAATGGCGCAGGAGACTGGTAACCAAGTAAACTATCAAGCAGTTGGTAGTGGATCTGGTGTCCGTCAGTATGTTGCTGGTACAGTTGACTTTGGTGCCAGTGATGGTGCTGTAAGTGATGAGAAGCAAACCATTCCGATGATCCACATCCCTATGACTGGTGGTGCTATTGTTCCTGCTTACAATATGCCTGGTTGTGATGTTAAGATGACTCAGACACAACTTGCTGATGTATATCTTGGTAAGATTACTAACTGGTCTACCTTTGGATGTGAAAGTAAAACTATTGTTCCTGTCTTCCGTTCTGATGGTAGTGGCACCACAAAAGGTTTCACTAACTCACTATCAGCATTCTCTCCTGAATGGAAAGAGAATGTTGGCACAGGTAAGGCAGTAAAATGGCCTGTTGGTATCGGTGGTAAAGGTAACTCTGGTGTTGCCGCACAAGTGAGGCAAGTTACTGGTTCTATTGGTTACCTAAATTATGGTTATGTTGTAAACAGTGACTTCCAACAGGTTGCTCTACAGAACAAGGCAGGTAATTATGTCACAGCAAATGCTAAAACATCTGCAGCAGGTCTATCAAAGATCGTCCTGGACGATCAGCTTCGTGGTGCTGATGCTAACCCTGCTGGTGCCAATGCATATCCTATTGTCTCTCTGACATGGATTCTTGCTTACCCTGAATCCAAACCAGGAGTAAAAGAGACTCTTCGATATATGTTGAGTCCTGAAGCACAATCTATCTCTGACTCACTAGGTTATGTTCCTCTTCCAGAGGACCTTCGACAAAGAGCACTAGGTGCTGTTGATACTATCAACTAAATTTACACAGGACAGTTGAAAGACTGTCCTTTTTTGATGGGCCCCCAGATGATGGTATGATGCAACCAGTATATCAAGGTGTAAGGTCTCATTAGAGTCCCTTTTTAATAAATAAATTAACACCGCTTTCATCAAATGCCAGAGGAAGTTGCCAAGAAGGAAGAACCCAAAAAGAAGGGTATTCTGGGGAAAATAAAGGAGGCAACTGATGACAAAGAAGAACAGATTGCTATTTTGTCTACTTTTGTTAGGCTTGGTATCCTTGTTTGGAGTGGCGGAATACTCACACTCGCTTATATTAAACTACCCCCTGCACTGGGAATCCCCGAGCAGAAACTAGATCCTACTTTTATCGCAAGTGTCTTTACTGGGGTGCTTGCGACTTTTGGTGTTCAGGCAGCAAAGAAAGCAGGTGAAAGTGGTAAAGGTAATGATAATGGAGTTACTAAACAAGATATGGAAAGATTGATTGAGGCAGCATCACAAACTGCTCCTTCACAGACAATTAGAATTGAACAAGTACCTGTTGTAATATCTGCGGTAGAACCTAAAGGTTAATGTGTACCATCATTAATTATGGAATTGCTTTCTTCCAAGTAGTAATTATGAATTGTGTACAACCAGTCAATTGGCAGTACTGTTATCGTGTGGATCAATGGTTGGTCCAGGATCTTCAGTATGCATGGGAATTAAAGACAGGTAAGGTTCATCCCTATCAGACTGAAAAAGAATACCTAGAAAGTTTTAAGTAAGGATCTCATAACAAACCACCATTCCTAAGGAACACCACTATAATAGATAATGTAGTTGGCAATCAACATGACTTTATCTCACGTATTACTTTGGATATCAATCCCATTTGTAATCACTACAGTACTGTTTGGATTTTACAAAGGGGAGAACGTTTATTATGAATCAGATAAGTATGACGGGAATGGAACAGCACATTAAAGTTCGTTATGAATTTGCCATGAGTTCATTTGCTAGAATGTATGGAGTCAAGAATGTACTAAACTCACAAACTATACCAACCTTCTGTAGAGAGTGGGCTATTGATGATGAAAAAAATATACCAACAGGAACATTAACAACAGTTGATTTCTATTTTAGAGACTTATGGATGAGGGACAATTAATTGTAATTAGTTTTTATACTTTCATTGGATTATTTTTATTTGTACTTTCTTTAATTTCAGAATAATGACACACTATATTACAGCAATGCTAATACTAACTTCAATAACATCATTTGTTTTATGGGGACTTAATAATGCGTATCCATCATGATTAGTGGTCTTTTTGTATTCTCATTCATCATACTACTGGTTAGTGGTATGGAATTAACATGGTCAGTTAAACAAGGAAAAAAATGATACTACAGTTTGCTAGGTTTTGTGGGACTGTACTAAACAACCCATACGGATTAGGATTCCTATCATCTATTTTAATTTTGGTTCCCATCGTGGGAATGTGGGCAGTTCATAAATATCAGTGGGAACACTGGGAACCTTTTACGAGGAAACATAAATGAATCCAGTAATATTAATCGGTTACTTCACACCGCTGGTTATTATTTTTATAGTATTGAAACTTTCTATATGGGTATCTGCTGTCAACGACGAAAAAAATTATGTCGGAAAAGAACCCTTTAGAAAACGAGGACCCTATACTATGGAGGCGTATATAGATGTTGACGCAGAGGAAGAAGAATATGGAGATCGCACAGACTATAGATAATGCTCTTTATCAACACTATACAATTGAACAAGGAAAACCTGTACCAAATTGGAGGTATATAAAAGACCAAGATTGGTGGTGTGAATACCTTAAAAATCTAGGAATAGATCCAAGAAATCCATGAACGAAGAAGAGGATTATGACTACACAATAAGTGTAAGAATAGAAGATATAAAACTCATGCATCACTGTGTGAAAGAAACTATTAAGTATTGGCCAGGAGCTCCAGCCAGACCCTATGAAGAACAAGAACAGTTATGGGCTCTAAGAGATAACTTATTTAAAATAATACTTGAAGACCAATTTGAGAATTCATGAAATTATTACTACATCCACATACTAATGTAAGCGATCCTGTGTGGTCGGTCATTTTTATGGTCTTTCTTTCTCTTTGTATGGCTGGTTATAGTATCTACTATATACTAGGAGTTGATGAAAAGAAAGTTGAGAAGACAATTAGATATAGATAGAGAAGAACTTATGAAAAGGATTACGGAAGATGCAAAAACTAATTAATGTTTTAGCACTATTGTCGTTTGCAGGAACTGCATCTATTGTAGGTGGTGGCACATATGTTTATCTCAATAAGGATTCTATTATTGAGAATGTAAAGGGACAAGTTGCGAGTGCTGCAGCCGAAGCAATTTCTGGAGCACTTCCTGGTATGTTGGATTCTACAATGCCAGAACTTCCTGGTGTTACTGGCGACGCAATTCCATCACTTCCTACCACCACTGGTCCAGCACTTCCATTCTAACAGTTGATGGATATTCCAAACATCAGAACAAACACTATACCCACTAATAGTATACCTATTAATAGTATAAAAATTTTACCAGTTAGAAGTGTTTTAAATGATGTACCTTCAATACAAACTTATGATCCACCGGTTACGGTTCAGGTAGGTACTCCCATTGTTGATATACCTGGTTGTGTTGAGGCACATGAATCTAATAATCCGTTAAACGAAAACCTTGACGATTCAAGAGGAATACTAACATATTGTGATGGAAATGTACCGTCATTCAATCCACCTAATTATACACCAAATCAAACATTACCCACCAGACCTTCTACGGTAGACACCAGGTTTAATGAACCGGATACAAAAATAGAATCACCAAGAACAGATTCTTCATCAACTGCACCGACAGTTAAATGTCCCACACCTGTTCAAGAAACAAGAGAACCTGTTGGAACGTATCTTAATGGATATAAAGAGAAAGTAATTGCCTATGAGTTGATCGATGGCACTTGTATCAGAATTACAGAACCTGTACCAATTATAGAACAAGTTATCTCTGGTCTTCCTAGTGGTGGTCAGGTAATGCAGGTTGGTGGTATTACAGTGATCGCAACTACATCTGCACTATTAGCAAAACCGTTGGTCGATATACTATTGAAAGTAATCAAACCAACGGTAAAGAAAGTTCTAAAGAAGATTTCCACTATTCGGGGGAAACAACTGAAGACCTTGTCTGTAAAGGAACGCCAAGCAGAGCAGCGGGATCGGAATCAAGCGATTGCAAAGTTGAAGTCTGTGAAGGCGAAGGTGAAGAAGTAGGTCTAGGGATAGAATGACGATGTTGTGGAACAACAGTAACATTTTGAACTACTACATCAGCACAGATTTTATAGTAAGGACTTTTGGGATGAAAACTAATACCAGATTTCATTAACTCACCACAGTTCTTGAGTCTTGCAATCTCAAAGTCCAATCTTTTGTTGGCTGTGATTTGTTGTTGTAATTCTATTTGAGTTTGTGCTGCTAACTTACATTGGTCTTGAAGAGTTTTGTCTAAAGGACGAGACCAAGTAACAGAAAATCCAAGACCTAAATTATAATTATCTTTTTGACCAGTTCTTACAGGAACCTCATACACAACTCTTCCTGGATTATCTGGAATACCATCACCAATGTCATTACCATCCTCATCAAAACGACCCTCAAAGTCTGTCATGTCATATACAGGATCATTATAATATGGTTCCCAAGGTAATGACCTGGAGACTGCTCCAGTAACGTATGGTGTAACATTCATTGTGGGACCTTGACACTGAATACCTCCCCCGTAGGTGTTTGTAATATAAGGTCCCTGGAGGACTTGGATGGCTTGGTTGGTAACTGAACCAGAACTATTAGCAACAGGGGCAGCAGTAGCACTGACACCTCCAACAGACTCTGCAAGAACCTTTGTAGGTGATAAGAAACCAATTAAACATACTCCGATTACTGGGAAAAAATGGAAATTGTGTCGGTTACTGACTCTACTACTGTTTCTCTTTGTATTATTGTTTGGTTTTGAAGACCAGGTCCGCTGTATGTTTCTGTATATTGAAAGGCTCCTCCTGGAAGAGTCTGAGAGAAACTTGGTCTGTTTGATAATCCTACCCATCGTGAAGTCACTCCTTCAATTTCATTAACAGTTGATGATGTTGCAGGTCTCAATTCACCTGCTGCAGTAATACCACTTCCAGTCACAGAGTATTCATATCCTGTTCTGTAATCCATCGAATTGATGGTTTCTTTGATGTTTTGTGTCGTCTCTGTGTGACTTGTCATACTTCCTTGCGTAAAGTTGGGCACGACTGGCACTGCACCAACAGGTTGAAGCAGTCCATGTATAATGCCCAAGATTAAACCAAAACCAATAGACTCTTTTAGTCTAGACATGATTTAAATCAACGAATAGTTACTTCAGTTACGAATTGTCCTGTGGCAGTAGTGCCAGCTCCACCAGCAGTAAGAGTCATAACACCCGCAGAATCGATAGTACCCGCAAGAGTTCCTGCAGTTCCACCAATCTGAGTTGTAGAATCTCCATAAAGATTTGGAGAGTCAAATTGACCAGAAGTCAATGCCACTTGTGTGGTCGTGGTAGTGTCGCCAATAAAATTAGTCTCTGTAAAACTAAATGCTTCACCAGAGTTAGTAACAGCATAACTTCCTGCACTAATTGTAGCTGGAGCAGTAGCAGAACTACCAGTTAATCCACCCAAGGTGGAAGCAGTAATATTAGATCCAGAAACAGAATAAGTAGAACCAAGTCTTGTGGACTGAATAGCTGGTCCTTCAACGGTCAATTGAACACTAGAAGAATGTCTAGAAGTAAGTTCACCAGCAGATACACTTCCGGTAGTCATCATTAACATAATAAAAGGTAAGAACCTTTTCATTTGTTATCGAACTCATACACTGTTTTTATTTATCTAAAGGTGATCTATAAATATACTTACTGTATAGGAATGAACAGTTTAATATAATGTCCGATAAAGAGCTATCTGACCTGTCATTTAACAGGAAAGAATGTCCCAAGTGCGGTGCTGTATGGTTAAATGGTAATCATATATGGAGAACAGGTATTAATGGAAATGAAGACACTCTTCATAACTTAGTCTGTTCAAAAGCAAATGATCCTCAATGTATTAATAGAAAATACAAAAAAGGATTTGTCTATGAAAACGCTGACTCTTGGGAAAAGAGATCAGTATTTATTGGTAACTGGAATCCTAATGAGTAAAAATCAAGTGAAGAAAGAAGAACTTAAAGTAAAAGTTCTAAAACTTAAAGACGAAGTATATAACGAACCAAAAACAGTTTGGCAAAAAGAAAAAGATCTAGCCCATAAGTATCTTAATAAGGTGTTAGATATTCTAGAAGAATATAGATACTAGTTCTTATGAACCCGGACAAGCCTAATCCTACAGGGATTGAGCCAGTCTGTCAAGTGGCTTTAGAAAAAGGGTTGACAGACACCTGGGAATGGTTTATTATAAATAAGTCGAGAGGTTACGGAATCAACACATTCCTTTACTGTTCGTAACACTCCTCAAACCGAGACCTATAGGGTGTATAAATCACGTCTCTCATATCCCCGGCTGAGGGTGCTGGGGAAATAGTAACTCCACCATTCCCTGATGGTCTTACTTTTTTGTTCAAAACAATGGCTACAACTCTTTCAAGACAACAAACATCCCCATGGCAGAATTTCTGTGAGTGGGTAACTTCAACAAACAATCGTCTTTATGTCGGCTGGTTCGGTGTGCTCATGCTCCCGACACTGCTTGCAGCAACAATCTGCTTCATCGTTGCCTTCATCGCTGCTCCGCCTGTTGACATAGACGGCATCCGTGAACCCGTTGCTGGTTCACTCATGTATGGTAACAACATCATCTCTGGTGCAGTTGTTCCTAGTTCAAACGCAATTGGTCTTCACTTCTACCCCATTTGGGAAGCAGCATCTTTGGATGAATGGCTTTACAATGGTGGTCCTTTCCAACTGGTAGTCTTCCACTTCCTTATCGGCATCTATGCATATATGGGACGTGAGTGGGAACTTTCCTACCGCTTGGGCATGAGGCCCTGGATCTGTGTAGCATACTCTGCTCCAGTAGCAGCAGCATCTGCTGTATTCCTCGTCTACCCCTTCGGTCAAGGTTCATTCTCCGACGCTATGCCACTTGGCATCTCTGGTACGTTCAACTACATGTTGGTCTTCCAATCAGAGCACAACATCCTGATGCATCCCTTCCATATGGCGGGTGTAGCAGGTGTCTTCGGTGGTTCACTGTTCTCCGCCATGCACGGCTCACTGGTG